CTCGTCAAAATTAGTCATCGCCCATGTCATAAAAGACGCCGACAAACAAAAGGTCTTGCCCGATCTGACCGCACCGTCACAGATTATCCCGTCGTAATCACTAAGCTCCCGTGCCGTCCACCATCTGAAAACAAACTTCTGATTTTCCGACAACCTTGTTATTTTCACAAGCTATCACCGTCCATTCTTGCTCCGCAGTTAGGACAGTAATTATAGTAACAATGCCCACAATAATATGCCGTTTCAGTTAATCCTTTGCATTCGGAACAAATCCATTGTTTATTGTCAATTGGGTCATTACCAAGTTTAAGCCACTTTCCACGCTTGACTTCCTGTACGTCTGTCACAGGTGCAGGCTTATTTTCTTTAAGGTAATGCATAACAGCTCCGTTTACCCCTGGCTCTACAGTGTGGCATTCCCCTTGCTCTTCAAGCGGACATCCTTTGCAACTATGTGCTATGTAGCAATGTTCAAATGCCTTTATCGTTTCTTCTCTCGTCAGCATTTTTCTTCCTCCAATTCAAAACTATTCTTGTCTCTACTTATAAGTGCTTTAAGTGAACATGGTTTACAGTTGTATGTTATACAACATTTAGCCACATTTATGATATCTTCTTTTGTTAATTTCTTATCTATTGCCGTTCTCCTTTGAAAAATTCTCTCGGTTCAAACCATTTATCTTTAATGATATTTCCTATTCCGACAACTAATCTATCTTCCTGTTTTACTCTAACATAATGACCTTTTATATCTTCCCATTTTGCAACGCCCACAACGTCCATAATTCTTGTAAGTGCTTCAAGTCCCTTTTCAGAACCTTCAAACGATGTTCCGTTGAAAAAAGCTAAGTTATAACCGCCAAAACTAGCTCCCCAGCCTAAGCCTTTAAGTGCTATAGAAAAGGTAAGGCAACAATGGTCGCCTATTTCCAGTGATACATCAGTTATTTTAGCGTTTTCATAAATAGTGTTAGTGTTGCTTTCTGCCGAAGATATATTTTTTATTACAGGTTTAGACTCATTTTCTTTTATGTAATTGGCGAAGCTAAGTTCACAATTTGTTTTATTAATACGAAACGGACAATTCTCACAAATACCTCCTGTTTCTACGCAGTGCTTTGCTGCTTCAAAAATCTCCTCTTTTGTCATCATATTCTACCTCTTTCTATAAATAAAACTAAATTTTTATTTATTACTGATTCATGTTTTTTCATATTCAGTATCTTTTGTATTATTTAATTTCCAGCTCACAAAATCATTTCCTACAATTCAGCAAAATTAATAAGATTAAGTAAGTCCGTAACAGACATATCTTCCTCGTCTGCAACTTCTTTTAATTTCAGTAATGATGTTTCAAAGCTATCTTCACAATCTATACAATCTATACCCTCACAGCCTTCAAAATTATCGTACCATTTGCAACATCTACATTTAAGTTTTCTTATCTCTTTATCCATTTCCATTTTACTCCTTATCAAGTATAAACTTTTTGTTATTATTCTTGGTTTAGTATTTTCCTAGCATTTTTTATATTTGTTATAGTCTTTAGTAACTTCTCTGTTGCAATATTTATGTAGAATATCTTGCACAATAATTGTATCAGCTTGTGGAGGCGGCAAAGGGTCAACAATGTAGTAATCTTCGCCTAATAAATATTGACATAGCACATTTATTGCTAGTTGTGCATCTATTGCGGGTGCATATAAATTTTCCTTTGAATTATAAGAATCTAGCAACTTAAAATATTCTATTTTAGTCTTTGTTAAAGTGTTGTTCTTTTTCATTTGTTTACCTCAATAAAAGAAAACTTTTTTATTACTCATTCTTATCTTTCTTACCAAGTAGCCACTCAATCGAAGTTGGTTTTTCATCTTCCCAAGAACAAAGATTGTTTAAAATATTTGGGGATATTATGTTATCAACACAAAGAGAATTACCATCATGACTGTCCCATTTTTCCAAATCGTTTTTATAAGGAATTGTTGTATATACCCACAATGAATCTGAAATACTTAAATTTTTGTCACAAGCCAAGTATCTGCAACCAAGTAAATAAAGTCCTTCCAAAATAGTTTTCTGCTCGTCTGTTATCCTTGGTTTACCTAGTTTATTCGTCATATCGCCAATGATTGCACCTCTTACTGTAGGCTCATCGGTTGTAAATTTTGGATTGGATATTCTTATGATAGTTTCGCCAGTCTTTCTTTCGGTCTCAATAGTGATTGTCTGCTTAAACTCTGACATATGTATTTCCTTTCTGAATAAAGTAAAATCAACTTTTTATAAGTTGTTCTATAACATCCTTAACTTCTTCAAGTATCTCTTTAGTAGTCCATTTCTTGTTATCATTTAGAAGCCCAGAATTATAAAGCGAATAACAATAGTCCATGCAATGTGCATAATCCCAACCTATCCAATGACCATCTCTATGATTCTTATTGCTAGGTTTAAAAAGTCCTGCTGTAGAAACATAAGTAATACCGCCATGACAACTAATATCAATAAGCTCATCTTCGTCACTAACATTATCCTTTGGAATTTCTATATATGCACAAGGGTGAGTGCCATAAGAAACTATGACATAATGAAAACTCTTGTAAATACCTTCGTCAAGTATTTCAATAACCTCTTGTCCATTCTCCATATAATTTTTATAGACCATTTCTTTCATAGTATTTCCTCCTATCTCTTGTACTTCACAAAGTCTTTTATTTTGTAAAGCCATTTCTTAATTGCCTTTAGCACTCTTTAACCACCTTTCAACATATTAATTTTACTATGCTACTTTTGAGATTATATTTATAGTATACTACTACTTTTGAGATATGTCAAGTATACAAAATGTACAAATCTATACCATAAAAACTATATATTATTGTACAACAAACTCAACCAAGTGTTTCTTTGCGAAGCCTGCATTTTCAAGCACCTCTGAAAGGCACTAGGCTCGGCAATCAATGCACATTTAGTTTTGGCTCTGGTAATCGCAGTATACAGCATACAGCGGTCAAGCAGTTTATAATGGGTATTGTCGATCAGTACGATAACATTCTTAAAACCGCTACCTTGCGTTAAATGGCAAGTCAGACAGTAAGCCAACTCAATACTACTTAAATCATTTTGTAGGAAATCAATTTCCTTGTCGGCAAATTTAATTGTAACAACATTCTGCTTCTTGCCGTCTTTAATTGTCTGTTCAATTTTTGTAATATAACCCATTTCACCATTGAACACATTTCTATCATAGTCATTCGTTCTTTGAATAACTTTCGACCCAACACGAAATATCTTGTTGCCATACCTGATTTCAGGTGCAGTATCGGGTGGGATTATCATATCTTGTAAAATAGAGTTAATTTCAAAAGAGCTATTTATCCTGTCCTTTTTACAAGGTGTCAAAATAATCGTTGCATCATAGCCATCTTTCTTAGCTGCCATGGTATACAATTTAATAGCCAATTCACGCATACCCTCACGGCTCTCTCTAAACATATAGGTCATGTCTTGTAGTTCACCAGTAACAACTTTTAGTTTTGGTTCAGGCAATGGGTTTTCTCCATTTCTAATTTTAACTGAGTCCGAAATAATACCTGACTTTTGAGCCTGTCTTAAAATCTTAGTCAGTTTACAACAAGTAAACGCATTACAATTAAGCAAATCATGAAAGATATTGCCACAGCCTATTGGTGGTAACTGACCGTCATCACCTACAATAATTACTTTTGCACCCTCTTTTATAGCAGAAACCAAGCTATAAAATAATGACGAATTAACCATTGAAGCTTCATCAAGTACGATAATATCGCTAGGCAATCTGTTGTCAGAGTTATAAACAAAACCTGTCTTGTTAAAACCAAGCAACCTATGAATTGTACTTGCGAATAAACCTGTTGCCTCGGTTATTCTAATCGCAGCTTTAGCAGACAAAGCACAAGCTGATATAGAATAGCTTTTATATATCTTTGTGAGTCCTCTTAAAATCGAGCTTTTACCTGTTCCTGCTCTACCTGTTATAAGCACTACAGGGCTGTTGCAAGCCTTATATATCTCTTGTTTTTGTTCGTCTGTATAGTAAAAACCTTGTTCTCTTTCTGCTTCTGAAATACCCTTTTCAATGTTAATCTTATAGTCTGTTTCTTGTTCATTGAGATTTTTTAGAATATTCAAAATAGATATTTCAGTTTTATATTGGCGTAATAGCCCTACCTTATTTTCTTCAAAATGTAGAAATATCTCATGTTGCTTTTGTGTGGATTTAAAGTTCTCGTACATTTCATAACAATCGTTTATATTATCTCTTACCGCATTATCCAATACTGACTCTAGCACATATGAATGACCGTCATTATTTCCAGCACACTCAAGATAATACTTGATAAATGCCACAACTCTTTTGGTTGATATTCTGATATTTGGATTTAACTTTAATGCTAAATCGTCCACTCTTTTAAAGCCTAAGCCATGAATTTCTGTCATAATATAAGGGTTATCAAGTAACTTTTCCTTCAATAATTGAGGGTTAGGTTCATTGGAAATTAACTTACTTATCATGGCATACGTTACACCCAACGGCTGAAGCATAATAAGAATATCTGAAATAACATAGTTATTCAATATATTGTCCTTTATCCTATTCCAACTCTTTTCGCCTATACCCTTGATTTTTGTAAAATCAATTTCTCTATTATGAATAACATCATCAATTACATTTGGATAGACAACTAAAATGTTTTTTGCTTGCAGTTCTGTGACCTGAGTCTTCAAATATGCTATTTGTTGTTCTTCTGTCTTAGGCACATTTGCAGTAATAGAAATTGGCGTATATTGATACGAATTATATTTGCTATTAAAAGAACAGGTAACTTCGGCATTGTATTCGACACCGATTGTTAAGCGTTGCATTTTACCTGCCAATGTGCTACCTTTTAACTGCCTTGGATTGTCACCAAAGGGATCGTCATAACAATCATAAAAATATGGAATGTCATCAGAAGTTGTTGTGAATGTGTACACTCCCCAATTACTATTTTCGTTATAAAATCGCTCCTGTTGAGGAACGATTTCAAACTTAAATGTTTTTTCTGTCATGTCTTTTCTTCCTTTCTGAAAGCCATTCAACATATGGTCGCATAGCCTGTATTGTAACCTTATCTTCGTCTGTTTTTCTGCACTTAATAGCAACCTGAGAGCCTTTCTTAACCAAATCTTCATACTGTACAAGTTGACTATTCCAAAGAACACCCTCTATAATACCGAAAGTAGAGTAAATGTTCACAAAAACAAATGGTTTTTTATTTCTGTCCTTTTTCTTTTGTACTCTGGAAATAACACCTACAATAACGCAATCATTATCATTCTCAACGGCTTCAAATGCTGTTGTTAGATAGGGGAGTGCTTCTTCAAATGGATTATTGTGTATAAATATCTGTAATGCTTCAAACTCCCAAAAATCAGCGTTTTCAAGATATTTGTTATTGGTTGAAAGAAATTGTTTCAACCTATCTTCTTGCTGTAAATCAAACTTTTCTTTCTTTTTCTGATTTGCAAGAGTGAGTAACAAATCTTTGTCATAGTCATACTTGCCGTTACCGATACGATATTTTTCAATATCAATATCATAGTCAATAATAAGCTTGTTATATGTTGGCAACTTAGACAATTCTTTATACTCTAATGGTTTATACAATGACTTCAAATATTTTAACAAACAACTCTTTTTATCTTTCGTAGGTATTGCACCTGACTTCATTAAGTTAATAATTTGAGTTTTTGCCAGTGTTGTTCTTGACAGCAAGTCTTGAAGGTTTTTATACTTGCCGTCCTTCTCACGATCAGCAACAATCTCTTGGGCTATTCGTTCACCAATGCCTGTAATCGCAGAAAAACCAAACAGCACATTGTTATCGTAAATAGAAAAATCGACTTGCGATTTATTAATATGAGGTGGTAAAACAGTTACTCCAAACTGTTTAGAGTCTACAATGTATTTATTCACCATACCTGCCTTATCTTTGTTCAAATTAAATAGTGCTTTGAAAAAATAAACAGGATAATTTATTTTTAGATAAGCAGTTTGAAAGCATAGAACAGCGTAGCTATAACTATGCGATTTGTTGAACAGATAGCCACCTTTAGTTTTCAATTCTTCACTAATCGTTTTGGCAATTTCATGAGAATATCCATTGTCAATAATTTCTTGGTACAGTTTTTCTGACTCTTGCTTAACAAGTTCAATATTCTTTTTGCCTATCGCCTTGCGGAATAAGTCAGCTCCACCGTAGCTTCTGCCACCAAAAGTTCTTACAATATCCAAAAGTTGTTCCTGGTAGATTATGCAGCCGTAAGTGCTTTCCAAAATAGGCTTCATGTCGGGGTGTATATAGGTGACAAGTGAGGGGTCATGTTTACATTTAATAAACTCCTCCAAAGCTCCCATTGAATCAGGTCTATACAATGCTAAAACAGCCGACAAATCTTCCATATTAGTTGCTTGTAGTCTGAGTAGTAAGTCTTTCATACCTGCACTTTCCACCTGAAACACACCATTCGTCAATGCTTTGTTTAACAGTTCAAATGGACTTCTATCATTTTCAAATTTGGGGTTGTTGATATTTATATCATATTCAGATAAGTGCAAGTCATTTTGAATTTCCTGTACCATTTTTAAGGTCTGAACACCAAGAATATCAAACTTAATAATGCCTATTTGTTCGACAAGCCTTTTATCAACTTGAATGACGTGTTCTCCGTCAGAGCCTAGTTTCATTGCCATATAGTCGCTAATGTCAGTATCAACAATACCGACACCGCCTGCATGACAGCTAACTGTTTTAACCCTACCACTTAATTTGCCTGCTATATCCAACAACTCACTGTATTCAGGGTGTTCGGATAAGTAGTTTATGTTGTTGTCAATACACTCTTGAAATGTATTGTACGAAAACTTTTTGGATAGTTTATCCCTTTCACCGTATTTAAAACCTAGTATCTTGCCAACATCTTTTATGGCAACAACAGGTGTTATATACGAGAAGTTTATAATTTGACAAACACGATTTTCACCATATTTGTCAATGAGATAATTTATTACTGTAGGTCTGTCTGAAACATCAATATCCAACTTTACTACCTTACATTTCTGCAAGGAATAGACTATATCTTCACCATGCGTATTATAGTTTTAACAATACGTTTAGGTGTGTGGCACTTCGAGTCAAGAATTTCACTTAACCCTACGCTCCTTTGAGCTAGTCGTTTGACGTTTTATATTTATGATTTAATAAGTGCTATACTTTTTATTAAATCATAAAATGTAACTTCGCACAGGATTGTCATATCGTCAGACAGAACGACTTAGACATTCCCTGTTAGCTAATTAACACACCGCCATTTCCTGCGGTTACAATTACAATAATTGTTTAATCAACACCCTATTTTATAGGTTCACCACACTTAACACATATGGTTTCCCATATGCTCGACCGAAAATCAATCTGGCATTGAAACTCTCTCAGGATTGAGGAACAATTTGTTATTAACCATAGGCTCTTTATCCTATGCTCTGGAGGTTTCCCCCATTTTCATCTGTTGGTTACTTCCAACCCAGTTTAGACTATATTTTTCAAACTTTTGTAGTTCAGACAAAAGTTTTATTCCGCCTTCGTGGGAAATTATTGGCTCTAAAGTCTTATTTCCTAGTCGTTACACACTTTCTTTTATTACTAAAAGATTTGGCTCGGTATTCCCTTTATCTCACCTAGTTATAGGTTTAGGGTTTCTTAGTCAGCTTATTCGTCTATGGTCTTGTCTCATTATCGGTTTGCTCTCAATGAGAAGTCTTATTTTGCTGATACCGAATTAACGGAATTTAACGAGTGCAACCTATCTACGCTCAAAAATTAATCCATATTTAATAGGGTTAAGATCAGTTATACCTATTGTATAACACACAAGGCTTCCTGCTCCAGAGCCACGTCCCGAACCTATTTTAACTTTGTGAGTTTTTGCATAATTTATGAAGTCCCATACAATAATGAAATAACCGTCAAAATTCATTTGATGAATAATTCCCATTTCATAATCAAGTCGGTCTTTCATTATTTTCTGATCTTCTTTAGAAAGCTTGTCAAAATTTCTAGTTTTCCACCCCTCATTAATAAGGTGTAAAAGAAATTCATTATTAGACTTATATCCACTTGGCAGGGGATATGTCGGTAACTGTGGGTCTTGAAAAGGCATATGTACTTCTTCTATCATATCAGCTAAAGCATTAGTCTGATATAGACCATGTGATACATTATCTGCACCAATTTGTTTATCCATAATTATATGAATTTCTTCTTCACTTTGCAGATAACAGCCTTCATAACTTTCAGACATTGTTTCAGTGTCGTGGGCTATCTGGACGTGTCTACCTTGATAGTATAAATCTTCCTTTGTGGCTGCGTGACTATCTGTAGTAATTATGTATGGAGTGTTTGTTACCTCAGATAGTTTCAAAATCTTTTTATTGTAATTAGCCTGCTCCTCTGATTTGTGAGATTGCATTTCCAAATAGAAATTAGGAAATGCCGATTTGTATTCTTCGATATACTTAACACAAATATTAAAATCACTTTCTTTAGCTAATTTTGAAGCCAAACAAGCAGAACAAATAATTAAATCTTCTGCATACGGAGCAATATCTGAAATCTGTACTCTAGGCTTAAAATAAAAATTTTCAAGATTTGACTTAGTGATAATTTTATTTAAAGCCTTTCTGCCGTTCTCATTTTTTGCGAGAGCGATAAGATGGAAATACTTATTGTTTTTATCTTTTATGGCAGTATCGAAGCACTCATACAGCTCTACGCCATATATCAGCTTAATATCAGGATATTCTTTAGATAGTTGATCGAAATATATCCATGAATATTGGTTGCCATGTTCCGTAACTGCATATGCTTTAATACCGACTTTTCGGCATTGTTCAAGCATTTCTTTTGGTGTACCATAGCCGTCCAATAACGAGTACATTGTATGGTTATGTAAAGAACTGCACATTACCTTTCAACCTCCTCATATTTCAAAATAACTATTTGTGGGGTAATTACCCCCTTATATTCAGAAACATTTAATTGACATAGAGCGTTAATACAAATTTCATCATCATATCCGTTCAAAAAGTCTAATACTTTATCGTCACTAGGATTACAGAACTTAATTATTGCAATGTTATCGTCAGTAATAAACTTCCATGTATCTTCATTTTTACCCATGACAACGCCTTGGTTATGCTCCAAAACTATATTATTAATGACAAATAAAGGCTCTTTAATTCCTGTGCCGTAACAATTCTCCAATGATGTAACATCGGAAATCATTCCAATATTAAATTCTCCATAATCAAAACAAAAATCTATTGGTAAAGGATTGTCTGAATCAATATTCTTATTTAAAACTTTAATTGCTTCAGCCACGTTCTCAGCTTTTATCTCGTAACCGAAAGCATTTGCGTGACCCTGACACCAATTAAATAAACCTGTTTTAAGTAACTCAGCCTTTAAATCTGGCACATAGCTGTTATCAAAGTTTCTAGCAGACCCTCTGTATACGTTATTTTCTTCGTCTTTGCGGAGTATTAAACAAGGCTTTTTTGCATAACTGGTCATTTTCATAGCTATTAATCCTGAAAATACACTTGGAATATTGTTGCCCTTTAAGAATAAAACTGTATTTTTGTCGTTAGTTACGCTTTTCCTTAACGCAGGAAGTAACTTTTTCACTTGATTATCCTGTCTTGATTTAGCGTTTTTACAGAGTCTTACAACTCTTTGATAAATATTTTCTTTTGTAGTTTCACTTTCGCCACGTTTTTTGTATTCAAATTCTTCGTCTTGTTCGGTAAATGCTCTGAAAAGCAAGTCCTTTTCTTCCACATCACCGACTCTGCACATGGCATTTATCAGGCAAGTAATGCAAAATGCAATAGTATGAGGATTAACCTTGCCTTTCATGGAATAATTTTGAGCATTAATAAATTCTTCAAAGCATTTATTTGTGACGTTATAAAGACCTTTATCAATCAGCCTTTTTGTTTCAAAAGAACGTAAATCCATAATGTCAGAAATATTAGCTAGTGCCACAAGGTCAAGGTAATCATCGGCATAATCATTCCAGTAGCAATCATCGAGTGCTTGTAGAAATTTATATACAATTCCTGCACCGCACAATTCTTTATTAGAGTATCCTGAACTGCACTGATTGTTTACTATAACCGCATATGGGTTTGTTCTTTCAATATCATGGTGATCGAGAACAAGTATATCAACACCCTGTTCTGTCAACTGCTTGCATTGTTCAGTATCATTACTTCCTGCATCGGGAATAATCAACAAGTTTGTGCTTTCAGGTATTTCTATCTCAGAAGAAATACCATGTTGTTTTCCAGAATGTATCAGATATGTAATATCAATTTCTTTGTTAAGCCGTTTCAGATAAGAATACATCATAGCAGCACTGCACTGACCGTCAACATCGCAATCAACAATAATCGCCATTTTACTATTATTTTTTATGTGTTTATCTAGCACTTGAACCGCTTCATTAATATTGTCAAGATTATCATAAGAAATTAATACATCATCGGTTAAATGAGTGTATTCATTAACGTTAGTTATTCCTCTGTTAGTAAAAATAGATATTGGAATATGGCAATAATCATTATTGCCTATTATTTTATAATTCATGTTTTGTTGTTTCACTTCCCATTCTTTATAACTTGCGTATATTTGGTAATCAACTGTTTAAACTTATTGGGATTATCTGTTGGACTTTCTTTTTCTTCAAGTAAATTATCAGTGTCAACAATAGCACTTATTTGAATACAATCCAGAAATTTGTCAGCTATATCGTTTAACTCGTCTATGGTTACGTCTTTATCGAAACAAAATATAATATGGGAACTCAGCCTTGTCAGCATATTTATTTGATATTGGCTTATTTTCTTGCCGCAAGTTGCTACACAATTCTTTATTCCCATATTCCAAAGTTGCATAACACCTTTTTCAGCTTCAACCACATAAACGTAGCCTGTCCGAGCTATATATTTTTCGGATAAATAAAGTCCATACAATATTCTAGCTCTGTTGCAACGCTCCAAATATATATATTTAACTCTTTGCTCTTCTTCTGTCATTTCTTCTTGCTTTAAAAATAGCCTACCCTTAACACCGACTAATGTTCCCATTTCATCTCTTACAGGAATTGTAATTCGATTGGAAACATCGTCATAACCTATTTCAAACAGCATTTGAGTATCATATGAGATATTATCTTTCAAGAAATAATCATTAACGGCAGGGAAGTAGTACGATAGAACATTTTCCTTAATTGGCTTTAAAGGTTGCATTTCTTCGTAATTAGACTCATCATCTGCCATTTCAAATATAAATTTTGTGAACTTTAGACTTTCAGGCAAATCGTTATATTCATCTTTATAATAGTTAATACCACACCAATTACAAACTTTACGAACGGCTTCGTAAAACGTACAACTGCAAAAAAATTGCACAAGGTCAAAAATATCTATTGTATCTAAGCCTGAACTACTATGTATTTCTCGTGTGTAGTCAACTGTTAAAAGACCTTCATTGAGATAAACAGTGATCGCCCCTTGATTATCGCCATCAGGATTGCCACACTGAACATAACCTGCTTTACAGGAAATATGATGACAACCTATTTCGTCAAGTATGACAGGAACATAATTGTTCTCTAGTATCTTTTCTTTGAGGACAGAAATATCCATTTTATCCTCACTTTCTTCTTAGTTCTCCGACTTCATACCAAGTGTTTAGATCCAAGTCAACTTCAAATACAACTTTCTTTTTACAACCAAATCTATTTTTGTCTACATTGCCCACATAATACCTCTTGCCAACTTTAAGTTCACATTCAACATCTTTGCCCCATTCAGCATCATGCTGAACATAGCGATATTTATGAAAATCTCCAACAGATATTTCTTTAAACAGTGTCATCGTCCATATAATATGCTTTAGCTGTTTTGCATTAGCAATATTATTAGAATTAAGCTCGTCAGGTTTACAAAACTCCGTATCGTCTGTAAGCTGAATTGAAAGATAGCCAAACATATTCAACTGCTTTGCTAAATCAGTGAGCTTTGTTACTGTTGCTTTTAAAGCCGCCCAATCTCCTGTAGCTTGCGTGTCTTGCTTGCAAGTATCGTAGAAGAAGTATTTTGCACCATGAGTTAGATTAGCTTTCCGTATTTCAAATTCAAGCGTTTTATCGTCATAACCGCCAGCCATATCCTTAACGAGAATAAGCTCATTAGTTTCAGCCTCAATCCATTCAGCAATTTTCATTATTTTTACATATTCCTCTGAATTTTCAGCGACCCTTTGAATGTACTCTTGTAAAGTTTCTGTTGACTCTCCCCAATCGTCTGTTTTCTGATATATGTATTCACCTGATTGATCCTTGTACAAACCAAGTGTTAGTTCCTTTTCAGGCTTTTTCAACTTTATGCCGTGTAACTTTTGAAACTCAGCATTGTTTATACACGTTGTAATTAAACACTTTCTGAGATCGTCCACACCCATTTCATTAAGCATTACAAAGACTCTTTCATGCTTTACAAGCGTTAAATAAGCAATTATTTTTGTCATAAATCGTGATTTTCCTGCATTGGAAAGCATACCAATAGCCATTGTCGAACCTAGTTTACAGCCCCTAAATATATCATTTAGGATAGGAAAGGGAAGTGATACACCCAAATCAGGTTTTTCCATACACGCAATAAGCGATTGCTTAATATGACTATTCAGAATTTTGGCTTCTTGATTTGTCAAGATCACCGTATGTATTCTATCTGCTTTACCTCTAATTAATCTATAGATGTCTGAAGCCGTAAATTGTTCAAACTTTTTATGTTGTACAATTTTTGTAATATCAAAGCCATTTCTTTGATACTCTCTCAACAAAGAATACTTTTTAATGATTTCCTGATATTTGCCAATGTCATCGGTTATGGCAATTTTCATCCAACTGTCAAGAGTTTTCCAACCACCATATTTTTTGTACAAAGAAAGTCTTTCAGGCTCTTCTGAAAAATAAGTTAAAATAGTAGTTTTATTGAATGTTTGTGTCCTAGTTTTGTATATGATTTCGGCTGAGTCATAAAAAAATCGTGTAACTTCATCTGAAAAATCATATTTACTACGGATATATTGTCCGTAATTTACCAGTAAATCAGGCTGTTTGTAAATACAACCCACAAATAGAACTTCGGTAGGAACGTTTGTTATAATATCCATGTTTGTCACCTACCTAAATTTCATTAATAATACTGTCAATATCAAGGCTATCATTGTTTTTATCACGTTCTTTAGGAGATTTTGATGTTGCCATTTTTTCATAATCTATATTAACTTGTTCTTCACTTGTACCTGTTTTAGCCAATGTCTGTTCTTCTTTCCATTTCAAATAACCATCATATTTAGATAGGATAATAGCGAGATCATATGTAATTAACGCTGCACCTTCAATTTTTTTACCTTTACGAGTATTAAACTCATGTACCTTGCGAAGAAATGACATTTTCTTTCGCCACATATCCCATAAATCTTCAACAGGAACAGGTTTGTTCAAATTCTTATAAGTGCCTTTATACACCTTATCAAGATTTATAAAAAAATATTTTGGCAAGAATGAAATATCATATTGTTTGTACAACCAATCTGTAAACTGTATTCTTGTTTTTTTGTCCTGCTTGTCTTTCTCTATCTGTTCTTTTGTTCTTCTTTTTGCCAAGTATTTCACCGCCTTAATCAAAATAGATAAATAAAGGCAAGTGAGGGAATAACCCTCACCGCTTCATTTATAAAAATTAAATCTTAGAAATAACTTCAAGAACCCTTTCAAGAGTCTTAATATCTGTAATCTTCTTCATTTCTGTTGGCTTAATGGGCAGATCTTCTGCTGAAAGAGCTTCCTTTGCCTTTGTCTTGCCGACAGGATTAAGACTTTTCATAACGGCTGAAATCTTATCCAAAAGTTCTGTTGTCTGATTTTCGGCAGGGTTTTCATCAATACTATCCACTGGCTCTCCAACCTTACCCATAACTTCCTTTGTATAAATATCCTGCTCAATATCAACAGCTTTGGTAAGGTCATTCTTAACAGAAAACTCTTTCTTATCCTTTGTTCTGTCAATAATCACCTGCCAATCAACAAGTGACAAATCCTCAACAGTTTCCTTATCGTGTACACCTGTCCTGTCCTTGCTGATATACGCACAGAAATTGTTATCCTCATTAATGTACATTCTAACAACAGTCTTAACGTTGTAGTTCATCTGCTTAAAACCGTCAGGAATTTTTCTACCTGTTGCAACACTTGTAATCTTGCCATCATCACCCTTTACTGAAACCTTTTCGTCTGTTTCTCTTGCGGTCACAATAAAGTGCGCTCCGCAGGACATAAGGTCAAGTATCAAATCCTGACCCTTAAAATTAACTGTCTGATAATCTTTAAGTTCAAGTCCTGCACCTTCAATAGTTACAGTTTTTTCAATGCCAGTTAGTTCCTTTTTCTTTGCTTTGACAGTGTTTCTCTTCTTAGAGAACTCCACAAGTGCCTGCTTAGTCGTCAGGTTAAGAATAGTTGTACCATCAACTACAATAGCATCAGCTCTGAATGGTTCACCATCTCCGTCAAGTACAACCTCGTCTGTTTCGTTACCCTCATCATCGAGAACATGAAAATCTTCCTTGTTCTTAACCTTATTTATGTATTCTCTTGTTTCACCAAGGGATTGAGTGTACACGATATAAATATTCTCAGTGTTAATGCCGTCAGCTTCGAGTCCACCGATAAAATCATCAATAGAACCACACTCATTATCTATGTAAAGAACTCTAAATGGCTTGCCGTCAGGTCTTTTAAAATAAGCAAGCTGCAAGGCAAGTGTTGACTTGCCTGTACCTTCTTCTCCAAAAAGTATCATCTGAAGCTTGCTCTGTGTCTGTGTCGCTTTTCTTGCTCTAGCCATATTTTTTTATCTCCTTTTATATTATCGTTTCGTCGTTAATAACGGTGAGTAGCAACAATTTACCACTCATCGTCCTCGTCTGTCAGATCATTATCTGAAACAGAACCCCAATCATTATCATCAGAGCCAAAGTCCTTATTTGCGCTTTCAGTAGCCTTTGTCTTTGCGATAGCCTTATCAATTATCTCCTCCGAATATAGCTCTGTATCTACGCTATCCTTATCAGCTCCAGTAATGAGAAGTATTCTCTTTGTCGGATTGTTCACTCTGTCCATAGGGTTGCTTTCGCCCCAACCGTCATCATCTTCCTCAATTTCTTCAATATCATGTTCTATTACGATATCTCCGAATACTTTAAGGGCTGTATATGGCTTGAGCTTTCTTAGAGTGCTTACAAACTTTGACTTTGACTTGTCAATAACAAATTCCGCATCTTCTACAGAATTATAGGTTACAATCTTCGCAGATACGGTGAAGTTACCTTCATCATTCTTCTCAATACCCATGAATACAATGACCTGTTCAAAATTGCCAATCACATTGAAGTCCTCTGCGTCAAAATTTACTTCCTTGCAAAGCGAAATCTGTGACGGAACAAATCTTGTCTGGTGTCTATCCTGATAGGTGGAAAACTCATTCTTTCCTCTGACAAATACGGACATACCGTCCTTTGCATTATCTGCTATGTACTTACAAGCATCATATTCGACAAGTATTTTCTTATCATTTCCTTCCTTGCCCATTGAGTCAACCACCTTTGTCAAGCCAAGATTAATTCCAATAGGTCTAAAGTCCTTTTTGTTAAATGTAAATCTGTCAGCCCACTTTACCTTTTCTGTTGTTGTCTTTCTATCCTTACCTTTGCCCTCGGTCTTAGAAAAATATACTACGTCTCTTTCCATACCATTAAGGTTTATGTATACAGACTTATTCTTATCAATTTCAACTCCTACATTAACCATTCTCATAGGCTTGCCTGTAGAGGTTGTCAACTCCGTATAGAACTTGTCCTTATCACAGCCTGTCAGCTTACCTCTGATCTGAAAACTGCCCTTTGTTTCCTGAAGTCCAAGACCCTTATTATTTTTCTTTTCAGCCATATTTTTATCTCCTTTTATTTATCAGATTTTGTTGTCAAATAAAATTATCATAATAAAATTATCATTTTGTGAACTCAAAATCACACCATCTTATCATGCCTTCTTTCTTATCGTTGATACTACTTTGTGTTCATGTTGTCAAGTTCTTCATGTAACGCAATTCCGAAATTATTCAGTGACTCTGCTACCCATGTATCAGCAATATCATATCTATGGATCAAATTATATATTGCCTTATTTACATCAGAGTGCGAAAACTGCTTATCGCATCTATACTCAGATTTTTCTTTAGGGTTTATTTTAGTATCAAAAAAACGTATCTCTTTATTATCACAACTAGCGTTAGGAAAATATATTCTAGCCAAGGCAAGCAAAGCACCAATATATGCACTATATGTATCATCAGAACAACATTTTGAAGTGCCAACTCTTACTACCTTGCCGTATTCTTTCATTTTGGCAACCGTTGTCTTGTCGTGGAAAGTAATCTGAATTTCACGGTCAATATCAGACGATATTTTTTTTAGACAATTGGCAAAGTTACTATAAATATAAAACATACCATCGCCGCCACCACCATTTGGCTTAATTGTTTGGTATCTAATCATTCTCTTGTTGTTTACATACTCTATTGTTCTAATCCTTATTACGTTTCCAGTTTCGGTCATTCTATTACCGAAACTATCTAAACCAACCCGATAAAGTTCTCCAATCTTAAATTTTCTTTTGTTCATGCTCATTAAACTCCTTTATTTTTTTCTATGATAAAATGTGTATTTTAACGCTCTTTTCAGAGCGGAATTAAGAATAAAATCTATGTCAACAGCATGGCTGCTAATTACAATATCTATAATTAAACATCAAAAATACTATCCCAATTACCCAAAGAAACTTCTTTACCACAACAAGGACAATAAATACATCTAATATTCATTCGTAAGCCACTCTTTTGAGTGGCTTATTTTTTTGTTTATTCATCGCCACAGACCCATTTTATAATTCATTGGCTGATTTATTACACGTTGGTTTGAATTTGAAGAATTTCCAATGTGAACCATAGTCCATTATTGTTTCCGTACCCTCTTACCAATAACACCTATAAAGTTTTACGTTCCTTAATTTGTTATTTGAAATGTAATCATTCATAGCCCGACTACATTCCTGTGAAGTTCTGTAGTTTCCTATGACTCGTTTTTTTTGTACTTTTCTCGTCACACTCTATAAAATTAAGTTTAATCATTTTATCACCACCTTTGTTTTACGTTACTTTATATCTGTAACCTAGAATAAGTTACAAAATATTTTGGTTGGACTAGCTGGACTCGAACCAGCGGAATGAGAGAGTCAAAGTCTCTTGCCTTACCACTTGGCTATAGTCCAATGTTGGTACTGCTTTCACAGTACCTTTTTGTTCACCTACCTTTACATACAGATTAGTTTGTAATTTGTAATCAGTGTAATTTTAATTGATGAACCGTTATTGTTGTCGGCAACCGTAACCGACTTGGTGCAACTTAGGGGATTTGAACCCCTGACCCTTTGATTAAAAGTCAAATGCTCTACCATCTGAGCTAAAGTTGCAAGTGCAGGTATCACACTACATTCCCTTATGGTGAGATAAGCTCTGTACCTGCTATGCCAATTTACTTTGTACAGTATTGGCAAACTGTACTGGTGTCACTGACGAGACTCGAACTCGCATGGATTTTTCCGAGGAATTTTAAGTTCCTTGTGTATACCTATTCCACCACAGTGACACGTCTTATATTAATTCTACCGTGCTACATTTGAGATTATGATTATAGTATACTACTACTTTTGAGATGTGTCAACACATAAAAGCTAAAGTTTACAGAATATTAATAATTATAGATAATAAAAAAACGAGACCTTAATGATCTCGTTTTTGTGCCAAAATTTAGATTTTTGATCTCTTAGAACATTGCTCCAAATATATTTTATATTCTTGGACAATACCCTTACGAGTTAAATTATAATCAAAGAAATCTAATGCTTGGCTCAAGTTCTTGCCATTCTTACCTCCAATATCTGTTCTGTACACGTTTAACAAATATTTATGTGCTCTATAAAAAAAGCCCGATTTACTGATAATGTTTAATTTCAAACAGATTCTTGGAACTATAATTGTTCTAATGCCATTAACAACATTAACCGTGCTAGTGCCACTGGATATAGGACGAAATAAATAATCATTTGTGTTATATACTTTTGATATGTTGGCGTTGTTATATGTGGTTACATCTCTCAATTTACCACAGATATTTTGCGGTTCTTTTTTAAAATGCAATGAATAAATATTATCACACAACTCTTTATGCAGCATATCAGATATGTCCGAAAAATATTCAGAGGACAAATCTATTTTTTGCTTTTTTCCATTCTGCTGTTTTACCCATAGAATTTGCCTATCAATATCATAGTCGCCTTTTTTCATTTTGGATAAAGCGCTTTTTGGAACTCCGACCCATAGTAAGTAACATATTAACTTAACATAACAGGAATACGCACTTACCTCTACCGACCATATGTCTATATCAGGGTTATTCATTACCTTGTCAATAGCGTCATTCAGTTCTTTAACATCAGTAATAAAATTCGTTTGAAATTGTATATCTTCAATATCACAATTTATATTTGCAAAACTGAGCCAACTCTTTAGCAACATTTTACTGATCCTAAAACTACCAAGAGTCGAATTATCTTTTAAAAAGTTAGCAATATTATCATGTAGTGTCTTTTCTTCATTGTATTTTTTCAAAAAACTGTTCAAAGTTGATGCTTTTTTCTTTAACGTTGCATCGCTGGTAATATTCGCTTCCTTTTCGATATATTGATGTATCGAAAATTCCAACTCTTCTTTTGTCATAATAAAACCGTCCTTCCGAATATAATACATATAACAAAAAGTAATCTATTGTAGGAAAATATTGTACTAATTATCATATGTATTGTACCAAAAGAACGGTTAAAAGTCAAGCTAGTTTTTGATTAGCACTAACATCGTGAGAGGTTAATGCAAGAGAAATACAAATTGCCTGAGAAATTCTTCTCATTTCATTTGGAGTTAAATGACCTAAATAGCTAATTATTTTTGTCTTACTAATCGTAGCAAGTTGTTCGCATAGAACGACGCTTGTTTTAGCCACTCCACTCGTTTTGTTAAGCAGGACATGAGTAGGGAAGTATGTTTTATTTTTTGAGATATTTGATGTTAGCGGTGCAACTATTAAACATGGTGAATATTTATTTCCAATGTTATTTTGCACAACTATTGCTGGACGTACCCCGGCCTGCACAGAACCTCCCACATCAGGAAAGTTTACCAAAATCAAATCTCCTCTCGTTATCTCTCTGTCACATATTTTTGTGTTATTTTCTTTAAAACAAATTTTTTCCATAAACAACGTCCTCCTTTCTTTTTATTTAACGTTTTGTTTTTCTTTTTATTTAACGTTTTGTTGTCGTTGTTTATTTTTTCTTTTTCTATATTATAACCGTACAACTTTTAATATTCATTGTATTTTGATGAATATAATGTTAAATCTATCTTAATATTTCCATTGAGCCTAAATCATTTCCAAACATAGAAATATTCAGTGTTGCTATCTTTTCTCTTTTCTCAAAATTATTACACAAATTAATAATGATTGGCTCTATGTAGTTTTTTTTGCAAAACATATCTGCGTTAAATTTGCTTAAACACCTATTTTCTTGCAAACTCCACAAGCCAATAAAACATTTTTCATGCAGTTTATCATACATTATATATGGTGTAGCGGCTCGATTATAGTCAACAGCCAAAGTTCCGCAATCGAGTATTTCGCATAGCTTATCTATATTTAACAATTCAAAATACAGATATTGCAAGTTGCTGATCTGACTCTGATTAAGATTACCTAGTGCATATGTGTCGATAAGTAATGTAATCTTATCATTCTCAACGCTTGACCTAGTTTCATCAATATAATCTTCTTTCAGTAATTCCGTAATTTCAACCCACTGCTTTTTCTCTAGTGGAAAGAGTGGCATAGAAGCCACTAAACGCTCAGGAACATATCGACAAGAAATGATTAGAGTGACATCGTGTATTCCTATTATAATAGTATCTCTTGCAATGCTTATAATGGCTGATGAAAAGTCATATTCAAGCCGACCGATCGTCATACAGTAGTCAAGCAGAACTAAATCTTGTGTCCTGTCTAACTCTAAGCATAGAAAACCGTGATCTATCCCACAAATATCTTGTAAATCCTCAAAACCACCCCTATGTTCTTCTTTAATAATTGGATTGTCAGTTAGCTTCAGAGCTGTTCCATATATTTTGTCATTATTTTTGTTGTTTGTAAGTATAAACTCGTTATAGCATTTATTGCATACTAATTTTATTAATTCTTGTAAGACCATTTTTACAACTCCCTTTTAATTTTAATCTTTGTAAAAAGAACATCTGTTCTAATATGCTTATACTATACTATAAAACAAATGTTCTGTCAAGTGATTTATGTCCATTATTTTGTACAGTATATTTTATCACGCAATTAAGGTAAATATTAGTAAAACTAATTCCCACTGCCTTAATTTTATCACCATTCACTGCTTAAATCAATGATAAATTATTCCCAAAAATAAATACACGATTTAACAGCGACAATAGTTTCTTCGGAAGTTCCATACAATTCCGATATAAACTTCTTTTCGGGTTGACGGAAATGAAAAAGACTCTCCATTCTCATTTACCCATATCTCATGTGACCCCTTACCTCTGCGCGAGTATGAAAACCCACGCTCGGCAAGCAGCCTTTTAAATTTGTTTATGTTCATTTGTTTGTTGTTCCTTTCTTTTCTAATTTTGCAAGATTTGAAAACAAAACTTGCATTTTATTTACTTTAGTTTGTTGTATTACACTTTCTCAACATTCTAATAATTCCACTCTGACCCTTTGGCGTTACCATAGGAGTGAGTCCTATTCTGACTTCGCCATTCTGTATGTATGAGCTTTCTTTAAGCTGAAACCATGGCTGAGTGTCTATATACCTTTGATAAGGCATATTCTTATGACCGTCCTTACAGCCTAACACTTTCTTTTCTCTCAAAAAATTAAATAGCCTTGTTCTGCCTATCTTTATTCCGTTCTTAGTTGCCAACTTTGCCATGTCGTTCATTGATATACAATCTTCAGAAGTTTGTATATGACTTGCAAAGTCCACAAGAGGTTTATCCTGCTCTATCTTATTATTAAGCTGTCTGATCGTTGATAGATTGAGCCTGAACAATTCTCTCGTCTGAGCATCGGCATTTGGCAGATAGGTGTTAATGAACATCTCGTCATTGGCTACATAACCGCCTGTCTTGCGTATAGTCGGGAGAACTTCTGAAGTGATCCAACGTTTAAATGTTTTAGCCTTTGGTAGCTTACTTCCGAGAATAAGAGAATACAAGCCAGACTCATTAATGATAGTCATTGTTTGCTTTCCACCAAGGACGCCCTGAAATGGGGCGTCATTTTTATCATCATCATCAACGTGCCTTGCAATGGCATTTCTTGCCTTTGTATACCCCAAAATCTCAGCCACATCTTTTCCGACAAACCAAGGCTCTCCGTCCTTAACTTATTGTCCTCACTGTTCCAAATTCCTTGTTTGTGAATGTTTTAATTCCGTCCATTTTCTTTGTCCTTTCTGTTCTTAATTTACATTGTTGTTTGAAATTTCCTGCTTGCAAGCATAAAAATACACTATTGTCAAAGAAATAGTTCTTGACAGCAGTGTTTACTCATGATATAATATATTTACCAGAAGTAACACTTGTCAAAACACCATTACTATAAGTAATGTGCTTGTGTACTTTTGTTCACCTGACAACTCTGCTTGACTTTCCACGGACAGCAGAGTTGTTTTTTATTTGCCAACAATAGTTTTAGTTTCGTTTAGCCTTAGTACCAATTCAAACTTGTCATCTACATACATTTTCATGAATGTTTCCAACAAATCGTTCATTTTAATGCCGTTAATAGCACATTTTGACTTGAACTGATTTTGAATTTCGCTGTCTATTGTTGTTGTGAACGGTTTTCTATCCATTATTATTTTCTCACCTGCCTTTTATTATAGTGTAATTTATTTTTATATGTTTGTCAACCATATAAAAATAAAAATCTTTCACAAAATTCTAGCGTATTTTTTGTTGAAATACACAATTTTAGTTTCTGAGATATTACACTTAAACCCTAAATCTTGATTTTCAGCCTAAAATATGCTAAAATTTTTTTATAAAAAGTAATTCTAATTAATCTTAGAAATTGGAGGAAATAAAAAATGAGCAAAATAAAATTAATTCTTATTGCACTCATGACAACATTAGCATTGTCCTCATGTAATAGTAAAACAACAAGTTCCATATCTGACAGTAATTTCACTACCACTACAACAATTATAACAACCACCACTCCCACCACAACTTCTCATACTTTGACAACAACTAAACCATCAACTACCACAACTACTTCCAAATCATCAACTACTACCACAACGACTACAACCACAACGACAACTACAACTACCACGCATGATTATAGTTCTGAAATAAGTGCTTTAGAACAAGAAAATAATCGCCTACAGGGTGAAATCTCCACCTATCAGAACGAAATAAACAATGAGCAATCTGATATTTCCATCTATGAAATCTACAAATCGGATGCCGAAGATGATGTTGAAGAGGCTAAAATACAGCTTGAAAACGCCAATAAAAAAATGGTTAAAGTTTATGGTGATGGCGGTTGGACTACAGAAGTTGACTCCGAAGCAGTTTCAAAGGCTCAATCTCACTTAGACGATTGCCAAAGAGTTGTTGACGTATACAATGAACTTATATCAGAAAGTCAAAGTAATATTGATTATTATAACACTTGTATATCCAATAATCAAAGTTCCATTGAAAACAATAATAGTCTTATAAATGATTATCGTAGCAGATAAACACAGTAAAATAGGAAGCTTGTCACAAACTAACGAATAAATTTTACAAAGTTCCACAAAATAGTATTGACAAAATGGGTATAGTATGCTATACTATAAATGATGAAAGATTATCTCTATCATCTCTAATTTACGCTTCGCAATGTGCGACACAGAAACATTGTAGATACAATTACGTTTTACAATGTACGGCAAAGTAACATTGTAGTATTCAATTTACGCTTCGCAATGTGCGACACAGAAACATTGTAGTGATGCTGTCATTTTGGTTAATCTGAAGTGACAGCATATTTTTTGTATTAGGAGTGTCAAAATATGACGGAACATGGTATGTACTTTATTACACCCGACTATTATCAACTTATTCGAGATGTAGGAGGAACTTGGAATGATTGCAAGGAAAGACCCATTGTTTGTTTGATTAAGTCCACCGAAAATTCCAAATTGTATTGGGCAATACCTGTAGGCAAAGTAAATCATCGTGACACTAAAGCTATTAATCGTATTTATTCCTATATAAACAAAGATCCAAGAAATATTGCTTCTTGCTTTTATCACATTGGCAAGACAACCACCAAATCTATTTTCTTTATTAGTGATGCTTTTCCTGTAACAGATGTCTACATAGACAGAATTTATGAGGGCTATGATAAACAACAATATGTCATTGAAAACAACAATCTTCTGTCTGCTCTGAAATATAAACTCCAAAGAATTTTAAGTTATGAAAATGCCAATCCAAATTTCTTCCGTCAACATATTACCGATGTTAAAAGAAAACTATTAGACGAAATTAACAATTAAACAAAAGAGGTATTCATATGTCCGAAATTAAATCAATAACAGACCAAGAAATATTATCATATTGGAACTCAATTAAATCCGTGAGAGGAGTTGCCATTAAACTCGGTATCTCATGGCAAAGAGTTATTAAAAGTCTTTCTAGTTTAGGTATTATAGTCAACAATACCCACGCCAAAATCACTCAATACCACAAAGAAGGGAAGTCGGCTAATGAAATTGCCGACTTAATGAATATGAATGTTAATGTTGTGAAAGCCTATCTCCCACGCAACAGACCTCAATACAAGGTTAATCAATCTAAAAATGCTCTAGCAGTACAGAGGAGTAAAGAACGCCACAAGAAACGCTAAAGGGACTTTTAAAAGTCCCTTTTTATTTTACATACTTATCCACAACTTCCTTGCCCACTTCCATTTTTAACATTTGCTCTTTTACGAGTCTGCTATCGCAGCCACTATAATGTTGCTCAGTTATCCTCAAATCAGAATGTCCCAGACTCTGACAGGCAATACGCAAATCTCTTATAACATCTTCGCTGCCTTTTTGAATACAACTAATATACACGGAATGTGTCTGCCTAAAGCTATGAGTGCTGTATTTACCTTCTATACCATGTTTGGCGGTTATATTCTTTAGAAATGTTGTAACGGAATTAAGTTCCATAGGGGCTATCCTGAGCGGTCTGCCGTTCCAATCGTACTTCTCATTAGTATATACAATTTCTTCTTCTCCGTCCTCATTCAAGAAAATGTCCTCAATATACTTCCTCTTACGTTCTCCACTCTGAAAAATATAATCTTCTGGGTCAAGTCCATAATACTTGATTATAAAACTCAGCATTTTCTTCACAGTATCACAAAGCCATGCCGTTCTCCATTTGTCCGTCTTGTCCTCTTGTAATGTCAAGTAATCTACAATTTTGCCGTTGTTATCGGTTAAATCCTTGACCCTCAAGGTCATTATATCTCCGTAACGATAGCCTGAGTTGCAAGCAAAAATTATAATATTTGCCTTAAAATATTTTTTACTCTGAAACAAATCTTCCAAAATCACATTTAGATCATCAGGTCTGAACCAGCTTGCAGACTTCTGCCTGCTTGCCGTATGTTTTGTAATAGCATTTCTATGACTTTTTTTTCGCTTTGGCTGTTTTGTTATCTGTATTCCTGTCGGAAATCTATCCGATAAATCGAAAATTTTGCAAGTTTGAGCCGTACTAATATTCATTTTCATTCACTCCCATCATATACACAATGTAAATATTATTCCTGCTATCAACATAACGCTTGTAAAGAGCAAGCCAAAACCACCATAGACAACGTTCTTCACTATCATTCTAACTTTTCTCTGGCGTTCTTCTCTGAGCCTTTGACGGCGTTTTGCTTTTAAATATGCCTTCCGCATATTATAATCTTGTTCTTCCTCTATCTTCCGTAGCTCTTCTTTACGATCGTTGTCTAGCATTTTCACAAAAAGTAATGTATTCGTATTTTCATTTTTCATATTTATTCCTCCTATATTTATTCCTGCATAAAGAAATACTCCTATCAATCAATGTGATTAATAGGAGTATTTATATTTATTATATTAGTTTTATACACACAATCGCTTTCATATTGCAAGTAAACTGTCTATTTCTGCAAGTCTTTTAAGAAGCTTTTCACGCTCCACTTTTAAGCTTTCCACGTCTATATCAGATACGAGTTTAACGCCCTCGTGGTCTTTGATTTTGCTATAAATCGTTTCAGGAACACCTTTTACACGAACGATTGTGTTCTTATCAGCCGCTATTCTAGGACTTTTGGCAGAGCCACCCGAAGTGGCAAAGCCACCGTTTATAAGCATTGCATTGTCGGAGAAAATAACCTCTCTGTCACGATAAAGTCTTTTCAGAACAACCATTGAGCCAACTCTGATTTCTCCGTCCTCGTAGCCTTCTGTATAAGTGTCGAGGTCAAGATCTACCGTGACAGTGCTGACCGTACCAAGCTCTCCGCACTCACCGTAGCATTCGATGAGCAACGCCTTGACGGCTTCCTTGTTCTCCTCTGGAAAGACCCAGCAAGGTGCGTTCCACTTACCCTGTATCTGCTTTGCCCCTGCGACAAAGCTCTTGTTGTACGGGCTGTTTACCTTGATTTTCTCGTTTTCAACTGCAACTTTCATGTTTTATCTCCTATTATATTATATTACTTCTTATTGTCAGGTATCTTAGCCCATATTGCCTCTCGATAAGCCAACTCTTGGCTATAGGTTTCATGCCATTGCTTATCCAATTCTTTTCGTTCCTCAAGCGTAAGACTTCTACCCTCATCAATAGCCTTATAAAAGGCGTCATCATAAATCTTTTGAGCTTTGTCAAAAGCTCCAATTGGATTGTATTTTCTGTTAATTTCTCTCCGCTTATTTTCACTATGGTTCACACATAGATAAATAATAATCAAAATGATTGTTGCTAGTAACAATGTTTATTCCTCCTCATTCAGCTCATGCTCGTTGTAAATTTCTTCATTATTTCTAATTAATTATACCACAAAATTCCTCATTAGTCAACTAGAATTTTGTCGAAAACGTCCATAAAATCGGACAGTATGGCTATTTTTATTAACCACGTTTTACACTCGTCATCAGTATAGCCGCTACACTTCATTTGTGCGATATGTAATCTAATACGCTCATTCCGTTCCAATGATCTGATACGTTCCATAAGACGCTTATCAGGGTGCTGTATTACCATGTTATTCTGCTTTTCTATCATATAAAATTCCTCCAAAAATTAATTATGGAAATGTTTAAAAGCTTCTTCTTTATCAGTACATATTGTTCCATTAGTAGTTATGAATGTGTGAATTTCTTTTATCATAAGTAATAATTCTCCTCTGTATAAACTTCTTTTAATTAAATAAACCTATTCAAATTTTTCATCATATCCTCTAAGTTAGTTATTTTCTTCTTATAATGGTCAAGTAAAATTATGTTATATTCTGTTGGTGGGCAAGTACTGTATTTAGACATAGTTTCATGCCAACTTGTTATAATGTCTTTCATATAATTCAATTGATGGTTAGTACCGATTTCATACCAGCCCACACCCTTAAAGCTATTTGAATTAAAATAATATGCATCAATTTCATCATCTGTAAGATAAGCAAGCATTGCAACAAAGTTAAAAGCATCTTTATTTTCGATATAAACATAATCTGCCTCATACCAAATATCTTTTGCAAGAGCTTTCAAGTTTTTGTCTTTAGGTATTTCCCAATAAGGTTCATCATCGTACTTATCATATCCAACAAGCTTAAACTTCATTACATCTTTATTTGTTTTAAGTTCATGTGTAAGAGCTTCTTCAGCACTCTTAAATTCCTTACCATCTGTTGTCTTAAAATATTCGATATGCTCAATCATTTATATTCTCCTTCAAGTTAAAAAAAATTAAAAATGCTTATTGATATAACTAAATTCCGTAATTAAATCCGATAATACTTCTTTATCCTCTTCTAAAATATGGAGATTGATGTCAGTTTTATGCTTATTGTAGTTAGCTTCATCTACTTTTACAGCAACTTCTAGTGTGTGTAAAACATCAATCATAAATTCAAATTTTTCTTCATAAAACATAGAGTATGCTCTATACCAACCAGTACCTTTAAATTTTGTATAGCTTGCACACTTTTTATTATAATTAACCATATCTTCTGTGCTAGGTAAATAATAGACTAGATTACAAGCAAAATTAAAAGCTTCTTCATTTCCAAAATAAATATATGTGGTTGTATTAGGATAAAATATACTTAGTGCAAGATGAAATAAATCTGTAAAGTCTATATCCGCTTTATTATATCGGTCAGTCATAACATTATAAGTTACAATTACAATGTCTTTAACTTTTTCATTTATTTCAAGTTCGTGATTAAAAGCCTCTTCTTTACTAGTAAAAGTTTTATTATCACTTGTTGTGAAACATTCTGTATGGGTAAACATATACTTATCCTTTCTATATCAGTTATAGCTTTATTACATTATCTTCTATAAATTTATTTAAGTTTCTATCAGCTTCATAGAGTTTATCTAATTCCTTACGACAATCTTTAAGTAATGTTTCTTTTAAACTCTCTAAACAAGCATAATCACTTTTTTCAATATCTTCAATTATCTTTTTGAGATGTTTAATAATTTCAGAAAATAGGTATAGTCTGAATCATAACAAATGTGTTCTGCAAGGGTAATAAGGTCATTGAATTCCTTATCAACTTCCTGACAACGCTTTTTGTAAATAGGGATATACCTTATAATTTTAAATAGTTTTGCCCAATCGTTTGTTTTAAGTTCCCATTCAAGAGCTTTCTTTATATCCGTAAATTTTCATTATCTGTTGTAATAATATAATCTCTGTTATCTTCATTAAAAATTGTAATCATAAACTTTATCCTTATTACATACACTCCCTATGTTCTCTGTTTAGATTATTATCCACAATATCATCAAACCATCTTCCACCAACTTCAAATCTTCTCCTAATCACAAGTGATACAAGCTTCATGGTTCGCCAACTCATAGCTTATCATTTCTCTAAATACTTCATCATTTGACTTGATCTTATCAAATTCAGCTTGTAAATGCTCAAAGATTTTATTTGCACGCTTCACAATTTCATTGTTCTTTACATAGCAAAAACAAGCCGGACAAAAGTATTTATATATTTTGTTCTTTTCCTCAAATTCCTTTTCCCACTGCTTGCCAATTCCAAAGCAAGATAAATAATCAAATTGCATTCTCCAATAGTTATGCAGATAGTATGATTTTGCGGTATAGTCGTCATATGACTTTACAACGCTCATCAACTCGACTTCAGTAAAGAGCTTGTTGTTTAACTCCTTGCAATAGCAATCCTTTAAAGCTGATTTTCCTTGCTCCTCAACTAAATATTTATGGTGTAACTCGTATTCATCAGCGTGGTAAATATGCTTTTCGTTCTTGAAAACAAGTGCAGAGTATCCAAAGTAGCCGCCAAAATCAACAAAGAGTATATCGTGATCTTTTATGTTGATATAATCAAGAGCTATTTCAGCAGCTTTATTAAATGTTAATGATTCTATATCATTAATTGCAAGGGCTTTTGTGTTTGTCATGTTCTCCATAAAAAATATCCTCCTCTCGTGTGCTAGAACTCCATGAAAATAGATCTATTATTATCCTTATTTCCATTAGCCTTTATAATGCCGTTGACCGCTTGAACAACTCCATATAGCCAGCCGTTTAAATAGTCTATGTTTTCGCAAAACTGCACATAAGAGCCGTTTTTAACATCTTCAGCAGACTTGAAAATATACCAGCCTTTACCGTAGTCAGCCTTTTCAATGTGGATATAGCCCATATTGACGAAATAAGCCCTTAAATTATCCTTGATAATTGCAAATTGCTTTGGCGTGAAAACCTTCTTGATGTCCTTTGTACTGATGCCAATAGTGTTTATTATGTTCTCCATGGTTAATTCCTCCTCAAATATGTATCATTTTTTGGTTTATCTATGTTGTATGGTGTGTTTATTTTCCTCGTGCGGAAAATACCCACATATACCGCCCTTTATGGGCGGTTGTTATAATTAAATTATCTCCTCTTTAATGTCAACAACTCCGAATGGTTTATCGTTCCTGCCCTCAAAATAAGCATGACACTCACTGATTATACAGCCCTTTTGATATGGATTGAGATCATTTATACTCATCTTTTCTCCGTTTGTATTAAACAGTTCGTATCTATTTATATTTTTATTAATTCCGTAAAGAATAAACGTGCATTTGGTTTCTGCCATTGAAGTTAAAATATTATCAATCTCATCATCAGTAATATTTGAATTTTCTGCTTTCCAAATTTTCCGTAAACATTCTGTATCATTGATAGTAAATGTTATTTTGCGTGTATTTCCGTATTTGTTCATTGTCTTATTCCTCCTCAAAGTCTTAAAGTTGTATAACGTATAAATAATGGTTGTGGTATCCACTCCACCTCATGCGGTTTCGTGGATATAAGGGGCGTAAACCCCTTTAAAATGGTTCAATCTCAATGCCACTTAATATCTCTTGAGCCTTACTTAAAAATTCCACATTATAATCATCAACATAGTAGCTAATATAAAAAGCGGTTATCTTATCTACAAGTTTATCGTCACTCTTGATATAGTCGATTACTTCTATACGCCCAATAAAATCATCACTATCAAGATTTTTAAATTTTCTTGTGGCTTCTATAAGATCGTTTTTAGAAATTTCAAGAGCAGCCGCAAATTCCGAAACTGAATCAAAGTAATCATAAACGTTCATATAGTGCGGTTTATCACTGTAGATAGTAACGTGATCGTCATTTATCCATGAATGACCGCCCACATTTACAAATGTTTCAAGGCGTCCTATTTTTGCATCTGCATCATAGTAAAAATATACGTCCGTTTGGTATGGGTTTAAGTCGATCTCAAATTTCCGCAAGATCACCGCAAGCTCAGATACAAGATCATTGATATTGATAACGTCCTCATCGGTGATATAATGCTTAATGCTTGTACTCATTTTGATACACTCCTTTTAATTTAATGTTATATTATGTATGGTATCCCTTTAGGCTCATGCGCCTTTATGGGATATATAGGGCGTATAAACGCCCCTTAAACGTGCAAATACGCTTCTTTTTGGCTCATTTTTATAACGCTTTTGGCAGCGTTTAAAACGCTTTGCGGGATTCTATAGCCGCAAATAACGTATTTGTCAAGGCGTGTGCTATAGCCTATTGAATAGTTCCAGCCGTAAACACCAGCATTATAATAGTTAGTGCTGTCGGTATAAGCATCAATGCTGCTATCGTTTACCAGGATAACATCTTGACCGCTGATTATATTTTTAGCGTCATTGTTTATGATTTTTTTGATGTTGTGTACATAAAATTTACCTCCATTTTTCGTTTACGTTTGTTTTTGTTTTGTTTTTTTTATTGTCTCTTTTCTTTTGTTCTACACTGTTTAACTGTTATGTTACGTTCCAGAATTTTGATTCATCATCATTCTCTTTACTGTATTTTTCATCAACATCATCAATGTTGTAAATGTCAACTTTTCCCCATATCATTATAGTACAAGCATTTTCGCCAATGATAGCTTCAATGTTGACTTTCTTAAAAACTCCTTCTTCGCCTTCTTCGCTGATGCAATAGTGGCTACCATCCTTGTACTGGATCCACAGATAATCATCTGTTCGCTGTCCGATTTCATTTACGTATCTGAGACCATCGATAATATCAGCAACATCATGAAGGGCTTCTTTTCTGCTTTCCCATATCTCAAAAATCTGTCCACTTTTTGTTTCAAATGATTTCATTTTTATCACCTCTTGACTTTTTGGTTTTTTTGTGTTATCTTAAAAATATGGTTGATTAAATTCAGATCATTGCACTGGATTCAATCGTATTAACGGCTATTGTGTAGCCGCTAAAATTTTAGCAGATACCCTTTTTTTATATCCCAGAAATTCGGAAACTGGATTAAAAACATTTTGAGCCTATCGCTTTTAAGATTTTTCTATCGTACATTTGACGTTGTTCAATCGGTTTTAGCCGGTTCGGATAGAAAATATTTAATTTTCAAGTTGCAAAAATTTGTTATTGATTATAAATCAATTTCAATTACTAGCTGTCGCATAACCTTGCAAAAGTCAACTAGATTTTTTGTTGTGCGATTATCAACTCTTTTCATTTTAGATTTTACGCTTTTTAGTATTAGCAGTAAACTTATTTGTGATCGGTAAAGGGTTTTGCTTTTTGGTTTATTCCTTTCCTTTACTGTATCTATAGTATAACATATATACGTACGTAATACAATATATATTATGTACGTAATATATGAACTTTTTATGAAACGTGTTGTTAAAATGCACAAACCTAAGACTACAAAATAAAGCATAATGCACAAAATAAGCAATGAGGTATTAATAATTTATGAATGAAAATAATATAAAGCATAACGAATATATGAGAGAATATAGAAAACGTAAAACATTTAAACAATTAAAAGTGGATATTAAACCTGATGATTATTTGATAATTGATGAACATTGCCAAAAATCAAATATTAGTAAAGCTAAGTTTATTGTAAAATGTTGTAAATACTGTATAGATCATGATATTAATTTTGATGACTAACTAAACCACAATATATAGTGGTTAGATGTAGTATTTATTACTTGCAATACACAATATACAGTATGCTTATATCTTGAGCTATAAGGCTACTAGCAAGCGTTATACACTGTTGTGTACATGGGTGCTATAGTTATACTTGATAGCCGTTAGAATGGATTTTAGAGCATACAATATATAGTGGTATTGTAGTGTATTATGTGTGAGTGTATACTATATATTATGGTTAATGGTTTAATGATTGATTTATGTATGTGTATATCGACTTGCAGGCGAAAATCTTGCAAAGGTTCTTTACTAATGACAATTAGCCAATTTGCACAATTTTAAAGGCTGATTTTATGCAAATTGCTAGTTTAAAATAGGGATTGAGTATTGAATTTTAGGCGTATTTTAGTGAGTGTTTACCACTTTGGCGGTAAACAAGGGGTAAAATAGGGAACTGATAGGGATTGATTTTGAAGCAGATGGGCTAAAATGTTAATATTTGTTAATGTTTAAGGTTAATATTTTAATAATCCATGTTCAAATTTTAATAATTTAAGAGTGCTTTACAAGTTAAAGCAGGTTAAAATATTAATATAAAATGTTCAAATTTTAAAGATGATGATTAAGGGCGTTCGGTATATCGAATAGCAACCACCGAAAAATATACTTGACAAAAATCAAATATTAATAATAAACAAATACACAAAAAGGTCAACTATTGACTTAATCAATGATTGATAAAAATCAAATATTATAAAGTCGGTTGAGCCTGCATGAAGTCGGCAGAAATTATATTAACATTCTATGAATTATATTACAATTATTTATATATGTGATTATGGCAAAAACACATATAAAGCACGCAAATAGGCGGTTTTATGGATATGTTAATATACTTAATTAAATAGCTTTGGAGGGGTGGCTTTACATTTATGGGAACATATGGAAAGCAGGTTATCCCCTTAGTAGTTCCACTCTATCCACACGCCCCAAAACCAAATCCAAAATCAAAATAGCATTTTTTAAAATTTCTGCACATTCTCCCACTATCCCATCAAAACACTCAATTTTCATTCGGTAACACGTTCGAGTAAACTTCGTATCTACGCCATTTTTTCAACTTTTCCAAACCCAAAAATGTACTTAAATACACCGAAACACACCAAAATTAACTTGTAAACATTATTTCTATACCATAAGAAAACAACCCATCACTCCCCAAAATACACTCTATTAAAGACTATAATAGGTCTTATTTTTTTGTCCTAAAATGGCTATAAATCTAGTTTTACATTTACCCCACCACTCATTTAAAATTCAATTTTAATTCACTGTCAACTTATTAAATTACACTTCAGAAATAATATACTATCACCGAAACATCTCAAAACAATAAAAAACCATCAAAAAAATCATTTATAAAACTCATAAAATAACCTATTGTAAAAACGAAAAAACGTTTTTACGCCTTGATTTACAAGCAAAAACAACGAATATGCTATCGTAATTTTACCGAACGCTCCGAAATAAAATGCTTAGACGAAAACAAAATGTTTAAGTAGTTGCCAGACAACTCATGCAAACAATAATCTTTCAACTGAAAAAATATCTGTGAAGATTAGCGTGACCGTAGGGAACGATAATCAAACAGGGAAGTTATATACGAGCGTAGCGAGAATATAACTGACTAGCTGTGCGCAGCACAATAATAAATACAAAGCTTCTTCAATAACATAATGTCAATACATTATCATTAATTATCATTATCGGTCATTATTGCTTTATTGTTCAATAGATATAATCACCTTAATAGATACAATCACAATGATCTTCATTTTATGTTAATTAATTTCATGTCAACTATTTAATATTCTGTCCTACATTATTTAATTTTTAATTTCACTTTTCCTGAACCTCTCTTATTTTCTGATTTTTAAATTTTATTTCATTTGTCTTGGCTTATGTTCTCTAAAAATGTAATTGACTTAATTATCCTAATACAATAACAAATTAACATAAAAGTTACATATTTATGTTCAACTTGCTATTGACACATCTCAAAAGTAGTAGTATAATAGCCATAGAATCTCAAAAGTAGTATAGTAAAATTACAATATTAATATATCATATTGATTATTAGTTGTCAACAAGAAATTTATTCCTGTAAACAATTAGTATTTAAAAGAAAAACCTACACGCTTTAGCGGGTAGGAAGGATTCTCTTATTACTAAGTTATCTAGTATTATTCTACTCTACACTTTAGGGGGTACTTAGAGTATAATGATTGCAAATTTTTTTACACTTTATATCCTTTCAAAGTATAAAGATTGCAAAAGTAAAATTAACAGCAAAAAGAGGTGAAAAATCATAGCTCAAAATTATTTTGTGAAAATACCCAAGAAATACATATATGTTGACTCGGCAGACGGTTTTCAAATTTTACTATATCGCTGTCTTAGTTACCTATACAACACTAGAACAGAAACAGTTAGTACATCTATAAATGAAATTTTAGAATTGTGCCATTACTCACTTCGTAGTAAGGGTGACAAAAATATTGCCCATAAGGTCAAAAAATCTATATCAACTTTTGTTTCTAAATCAAATTTGATATGGGACAACAAACATGATTATCGGTCATCAGATAGCGTCAATGCAAACGCTTATTTAAGATTTAAGGTCAACAAAGCGGTGTTTGATCCTCCAGATAATTTTGTAATATTGTACGACACAGAATGGGATAAACTAATGTCTATTTCAAATAGGCTGTCTAAGTCAATACTTCTTCGTGTTTACCTATACATAAAGTCATGGAATTTTCAGAATACGAAAATTATAACAGAGAGTGTTTGTGGCTGCTACAAAAAAGAAACGGTAATAGCGGAAGAACTACATATGTCGGTCAGACAGCTAGACAACTATTTAAAAGCATTATGTGACAATGGACTAATAGTCAAGCATATTACAGGCTCTTATAAAAAGAATGGCAAGGTCTATAATGCTCCTAACGTTTATGTGCTTAGTTCAGATCTGAACGTACAACAACATATCCGAGAAGCTGTTGACAGACTAAAGTACACCTATAAGGTAGATGAATTTCTACCAATGACACATAAGAACAAGAAAATTAGAAAGGATTGATAAACGTGATAGATAATAAGATTATAGTATTTGAAAACGAGGACTTTGGAGAACTTAGAACGGTTGAGATTGACGGAGAAGTTTGGTTTGTAGGTAAGGACGTGGCAATGATATTGGGTTATGGAAATGGAAAAGTTAAAAGTAAGGCTTTAGCTAACGCTATAAAAGATCATGTAGATATTGAAGATAAAAGGTTCTTAAACTATGATGAACTTAAAGCGTACCAAAATGGTGACCTTAAAAATATTAGCCACTATGGAATGACAATTATAAATGAAAGCGGTCTATATTCTCTTGTATTTGGAAGTAAATTGTCAACCGCAAAGAATTTCAAACACTGGGTAACTTCTGAGGTTCTTCCTTCACTTCGTAAAACTGGTACATATAATACGCAGGCTTTTGAAGAATTAAAAGCAGAGGTAATAAATCTCAAAGAAGAATTAGAGAAAAACAAATTACCCAAGAAAACATATAGTCCATGGTTTGGTCGTATGCACCCTAAATATAAATTAATAGAAGATAGTCTTGGTATTACTAGGGGTGCATTGTATAGAGAAATTCTTAAAGAGCTTGCTAACAGATACGGACTTGATACATACCAAATAGAACAAGACTATTTGTATGAAAATTGTTTGGATAAATGTTATCCTCTTGACCCATATCAGTGTGTTCCGCAATATCGCAATATGATAGAAGATATTATTAATGAGTATTTAATCAGTTACAGTTTAGCTGATAAAAACGATATTATTGCGACTAAGAAATATCAGACGATATTTTCAAAAACTAATTCTAAGACTGATTATAATGAGTCTTATCTTAACACAGAGGACGGTGATAATAATGAGTAGAAATTGCAAAACAACTTCTTTACAACAACTATTTCCTGAAGATTATACATACGAGGCTCATGACAAGCCCTTGGACGATAATGAAGAATATTTGAGGTTTCGCAGTGAGTATTGGACTATGCTGGCTGAAACTGACGATACATACAAAGAAGATTATATGTAAGATAAAATAAAGGAGACAACAAAATGAACAATTTGAAACTTGTAGAAACAGACATATTTAATGAAATCGCAACTTGTGACTTTTGGGGTAACGCTAACAATGAGTATCTTGTCACAAGAGAACAGATTGGTAGAGCATTGGGTTATAAAAATCCAAGTGAAGCAATTAAAAAGATTCACATGAAACATAGAGATAGACTTGATAATTATAGTTGTTTAATTAAAAGTGACTTTAGTCGAGGGGTGCGTTCTGGGGCTATCGACTCTAATGGTGCAATTCAGGACAGAATGTTTTATAACCGCAAAGGCATTATGGAGATTTGCCGTTGGTCTAGGCAACCATTAGCAGATAAGTTCATGGATTGGTGTTGGGAGATTATGGATAGGCTTATCTCCAATAGTTTAAATACCGTAACATTATCAAGAGAAGAATATTCTGTAATTGTCAATGCTGTCAATGAAGTAGGTCAACTTAATAAAGTTAATGAACAGCTTACACGTCAGTTGCAAATCATTTCTGCACAGAATGCTACAATGCAGGATAAGCTTTCTCGTATATGGCAGAAAATAATGCTTATTGTTCCACCGGTACATTATTCTTCTTGGAAAAACAAGATGTCTCAGAAAATTGTTTCGCTTGCAAAGATCTTAGGTTATACAAATGATGATGATAGAAAATCTATTTATGGTGATATTTACAGTATGATGAAGTCAGACTATGATATTGACCTCGACTCCTACAAAGAAAATTATTTGTTATCGCAAACAGATTGTAAAAACGTAGCAATGATAGATGTTATTGATAGCGATACAGTTCTTAGAGATATTTTCGAAGAAATTGTTGACCGATACATACAAATAAAATCAGGAATGGAGGTAATGAACAATGCCTAAACTAACAAAACTTACAGAGAGTGAGTATGCCAATGGCGTACTCGCAGAAGCTAAAAGAATAAACAATAACGAGACAATTCGTAAACAACCGCCTACAGAACAGCAAGTTAGATTGTGTCTTAGAGTGTTAAGAGATTTTCACATACATATAAACAAGGATAATATTCCTAGATTTAAAAGTGTTCAGGAACTAGAGCTTTGGCAGAAAAAAATGATACACGATAAATTATATGACAGCAACTAAAACGGAAAGGTAGATTAAAATGACAGAAAACAACAAAACTATGGTAATAGTATTCGAGAGCAAAGATTTCGGCAAGGTGAGAACGGCAGATATTGATAACAAGATTTACTTTTGCGGCTCTGATGTGGCAAAGGCGTTGGGGTATGCAAGACCAGCGGACGCAATAACATCTCATTGTAAGGGGGTCTGCGTTTTACCGACCCCTTCGGCTGGAGGTGTGCAGAAAACAAAATTCATCTCAGAGGGTGATGTTTATCGTCTTATAGTACATAGTAAACTCCCTTCCGCAGAACGCTTTGAGAGTTGGATATTTGACGAGGTACTTCCAACCATACATAGAACAGGCAGTTATATTATGGAAGGCTCGGAAAAAGACAACGAATTAAAACTTTTGCAAACTACGGTTGCTCAGCTTCAGAATATGTTACTTGCATTATCGGCTAAGAAAATACCAAATGAAAAAGCTTTGAACATATGGAAGAAACAAATTGGTACTCCGCTTATAGCGAAGTTGCAGGATAATGCTTTGCAATCTACAGGTGAGGTTATTGAGTTTGTAGATATGTTGCATAGAGTTTATACTCAGATGACTTCAATGTTTGGTTTCTGTACTGCTACGGCTCTTAGTGAATTTACAGACAAGTATAACTGTGATTGCACTACAACACAACCTAGTATTATAAATGCTATTGCGGATAATCATGTATATCAGGCTTGGTTTACTCAGGCTTGTAATCAGCTTATGATTTGTGTAGGTAATGGGGATAGGTTTACATCTGACGATGGTTGTATTTATAATGCTACACAGTTTACTTCAGAGGACAGCTTTGATTTTATTGTTCACACATTGGCAGATGTTATGAAAGATAGATCGGCTCACCATGCACACACGCTGTCTATAGTTTACAAGAAGATAAACACCACAAGAGGTTGGCATAATCAAATGACTAGGAAGAAGGCAAAGACTAAGAAAGATGTAATATTGTCGGATAGAAAACAGTTTACTAAATTTGTGCTAGTTAGTAACGAAATTATAAAGGAATTGGGAAGGAGTTAAATTTATGAGAACATATACGGTAACAAGTAAAGTAACCGCAGAGGAACGTGAGGTTACAATTAACATTTCATGCGAGAATGGCGAGTGGATCGCTAATTTGTATACTTGTATTGAGAAGTATGCCAACAAATGTAAAAAGCAAGGTTGGAAGCAGATTGATGAAACAAGACACACTGACGGTACGTTTATTGGAGCTACATTTATTGCTCCTGCTAAAGCCATTAGTATTAGAAACGCTCACCCGACTAAAAGGGTCATATCAGAAGAACATAAACAAAAGCTTTTAGCTGCGAGAAATAAAGATTAGTTAAAATTGTACATTAATTATGTTAATTTTACAGCTATATTGTTTTGAGTATAATTTTACTTATGAAGTATTACTCTTTAAAATTTAACACAATTAATGTATGTTCCTGACGGTAGAACGTAGATTATGATAGATATAAAGATAGGAGATATAAATGCTTACAGCACAAATTAATAATCAACCTATAAATTGTTATGACAATAAGTATGATAGAGATACTTTGAAAAAATGGGCGGACAAAGGAATTTTGCAATGTCCTGTTTGTTATGGAAAGTACGAATATTGTCATGGCAAATTGGTAAGCCCTTATTTTAGACACAAAGACAAAACTAAATGTGAGATAATTTACTCTGAACCCGAAACAGAAGAACATATTCAAGGTAAAATAGCATTATTTAATTGGATTAAGAAACAAAATGGTGTTGTCAAGGCTGTTATGGAGGGTTATATAGAAGAAACAAAACAAAGACCTGACATCATGTTTGAGTTTGGCGGACAGCAGTACGTTATAGAATTTCAGTGTACGCCAATAGCAAGTGAGCAAATAGAACGCCATGAGTTGTATCAAGCTGCTAAAATTAATGACATTTGGATTGGCGGTAAGGAAAAATATTCAACTGGCAGGACACATATTGATAATATTGCATATGCAATGTTTGACTATCAGAAAAACACTTTGTCTAAAGTTAAAGATCTTTTGAATAAAAACTTGTTACCTTATAATAATTTACCGCTTTGGAATTTTAACGAAATACCTTTAGAGAATGTAATGTTTGACGGAAAATTTACTTTTGTAAATCAAATTATGGAAAAATATGTTGATTTATCAATGAAAAAACACAATGCGGAATTAAAAAAGCAAGAGCAGAGACGACGTATTCATAGTTTGGTAGAGGTTTGTAAAGTTATTCCAGAATGGTATGCGCAAGTATGTCATCATTGTAAAATCGACATACTTGAAGGCAAATCATCTTCCCCATATTTGATTATGATGAAGTTTGCAAGCGATATTACTGCTCCTTTCACAATGTTCATCAAAGAAAATTTGATTGATGTGTGTGTAACCGAGATGTATAATCGTAGGATAAAAAATAATTCCACTAATTGCGGAAAGTGCTATTGGCAAAAAGCAACTAAATTTGTAAAAATTGAAACACTTAAATATTCGGACAATCAGCAGTTGGTTTCTGTGATTAAAGAATATTTTTCAAAGCAATTACAAAAGGCAGTAATTAATAAATATATGGGAGGAATAACAAATGGCTAAACAACAAATGTATCAGCAGTTTATTTTTAAGTTGCACAGTTCAAGAATTTTAAAAGCACCTGATAAAAATTTAAAGATCTCTATACAAGAAGCTAGAGATAATAGGGAAATTATTTCTCTTGCTGACGGACAAATTTTACAAATGATTGATGAGATAAATTCATTAGATAGAAAATTTACCGCAGATAGGATAAAGGAAATTAAGAGAGAAATAAAGCTTTTGAAAAAGCAGCCAAAGTCGAGAAATACGAGTGTACAAATTAAGAAATGTTATCAGGACTTAGATAACATTCAATGTAAACTTGACTATGTTGCGATTATAATGAATAATAAGGAAGATATTTTTAAGCTGAGTTACGGATTTAGAATAAACGGAACGTACTATAATAGACTTATAGGCACAACAAATGGTATAAAAAAGAACACAGTTATTTATGCTGCCGCAAAGAACTCACAGCATATAAAATTATGTGAGGAATTAACAAGACGCATGAATAATGGAAGAAACTTAAACAAGGAGCTTGTGCCTGCTAAGTTTGAAGCTTATAAAGCATTAACTTGTTCAGCTTCTGTGCCTGTGACACATCCAAAAGATATTCTTGTGGTAGATGATTTGATTGTAACTTGTAAAGAAAAGGTTATAAAAATAACAGATGAGTTTGATGGAGAGCCTGTATTAACTGAGCCTGACAATCCTGAAATTATAGAAGTAAATGACAGTGACGGTTATGGTTTAATAACGCCCACATTGTCGGAGACATGGGCTAAGGATGTTCTTGAGGACTATATACCTAGTGGGTATTGCATAAGAAATAGCTTTTGTAAGGGTATGGTGTTCACGTTTGACTTTCATAAATTTGCCTATGAATATGGTACATTCAATGAAAATGGTGATTGTATTGTTATTGATGTATGGGGAAATAAACATAATATAAAGAATGTAGACTTAATACTTACAACTTCGATGTTAAAATTGTGGGATAGTTATGACAATATTGATTCGTATTTGGAAAATTGTAAAAAAAACGGATATGGCTTTAGAGTAACAAAAGTGTGTCCTGAGAAACTTGAAAATGAACGTAATATGAATTATCAATTCCTGCAAAGCTATGAATTAACAGATGAGGAAATTCAAGAATTGATAGCCCCTACGGTTAATGAAATAAAAGATGTAATTCACGGAGATATTGACAAGACTATATTGTTTTTAAATGGGGCTACTTCAGATGAGGATTTTAGCTTAAACGAGATTGACAATGTTACCAAGTCAGTTATGATAGAACCAAGCATGGCAAATGACCCATTTGTTATAAATCGTATTAATTATATGATTAAGAAAAAAATTACACAGGCTAAAATTGGTGTACTTAAAGTGCATGGTAATTATGCTGTTATTTCAGGCGATCCATTTGCCTTATGTCAAAAAATATTTGGAGTAAATGTTGAGAATGATGATTATGGATTGCTTAAAGCTGGACAAATGTATTCAAAATATTGGTCTGACTATGGGTCTGATAGGGTTGTTTGCTTCAGAGCGCCAATGAGCTGTCATAATAATATTAGGGTCATGAATGTTACAGTTAATAAAATGATGTCTGAATGGTATAAATACATGACAACTGTTAATATTGTCAACTGTCATGACAGTATGGCAGCAGCGTTGAACGGCTTTGATAAGGATTCTGATGCTTTAATTACAACAGATAATCCGATATTGCTCAAAAACACAAGACCAACTAAGACAATTATGTGTGCCCAAAAAAAGGCAAATAAAGAAATTATTTGTGAGTCCAATTTAATGCAGGCTAATTATAACAGCTTTGGTGAAGAAATTGGTAAAATCACAAATAGAATAACTGCAATGTATGATGTTCAAGCAAAATATCCAAAAGAAAGTAGGGAATATAAAATACTAGATTATCGTATTATGTGCGGTCAGCTTCTCCAACAGAATTTTTATCTAAAAGTTCGCTTGTACGGTAACGTGCTTGAAAAATAATTCATTGAATTGCTGGAAAATCCTAAAGTCTAATATACTACAACGCAAGGTTGAAATACCTAAACGTGAAAGTGACGAAAGTAGAAAAAAATGTTAGAATGACACAAGGTTAAATCCTAAATGTTTTAAAATGGATAATCAGCAGCCAAGCTCCGAATAGGAGAAGGTTCAGAGACTAAGTGCTTTACAAGTGATTGGTAAAGCCAGTGGTGAACTCCCAAGCGGAAGAAGATATAGTCCGAACTCTATTGAAAGATAGAGGGTGTGTTACACACCAGCGTTGAGTAGCGTCAATATTGTCTGTTATATATAAAGAAAAAACAAAGAATAAGGAGGTGTTTATTGTTGGATTTAACAGGGATGAAATTCGGGAGATTAACTGTTTTATCTTCTGCACAATTTCAAGCAAGTAAAAAGAAAATGTGGAATTGTAAGTGTGAGTGTGGCAATTATGTCACTGTTAGAGGAACATCTTTAACAGGAGGCATAACAAAATCCTGTGGCTGCTTGCAAAAAGAATTAGCCTCAAAAAAACATAGTAAGCATAATGGCTATGGCACAAGACTTTACGCTATATGGGACAGTATGAGACAAAGATGTAATAACAAGAACTGTCGGGCTTATCATAATTATGGTGGCAGAGGAATTAAAATATGTGATGAATGGGATGACTTTGCTAATTTTAAAGAGTGGGCAATAATTTCAGGTTATGATAATACTGCAAAGAGAGGTACTTGTACCTTAGATAGAATAAATGTAAATGGAAATTATTCCCCTGAAAATTGCAGATGGAATACGATGAAAGAGCAATCAAATAACAGAAGAAATACGATATATATGACAGTAAATGATGAAACACATTCATTGTCAGAATGGGCTTCGATAACAGGTATTAAGTATGATACCTTGTGGAAAAGGTATAAAAAATACGGATGGAGTCCTGAGCGAGTTGTTTCATAAATAAAATATAACAGACAAAAGCTAAACATAATTGGCAATAGATAAAGCAAAAGGTATTATATCCAAGCCTATGCCTGAGGCGTGGTACAACAGATTTGCATTAAACTACAATGATAATGATAGTGACGAGGAAAGAGTCGCAAAGGAATTTAACAAAACAATCATTGCTGACAAGAAACCATATTTTATGTGTTACATATATCCGCAGGAAATGTCAAAATATAAAAATTATATTGAAAATAATAATGCTCAATGTATAAATTTATTTGGCATGACGATTTCTGAATTAGAGGTTCTTAAAGATAAAACGGAAGATCAGCTAAAGTATTTGGATTGGTATTACAAAAAAATGCCTGTCAGTGTTAATGATTGTACCATGAATCGTATTTGTAGGGCTGTTGAGTTGGCTTTTGAAAATTATAACACGGAAGTTAAATCGTCAGCTAGATTTGATTATAAAGTTATGCAATACAGGCAAAATGATAAATACTCTGACTATCCAAAATTAAAAAAAATGTATGAGAATTATACAAGGAATATAACTCAATACATGGTATTGTCTAAGAAACAACGTTTCGATAAAGAACAAATTGATAATGACAAGATGATAATGACAGAAAATTATCGTAAGCTATGTTCTGAGATTTGCACAGATGAATTTGTGTTGTGTGATATATTGCTTGATATATGCTATAAAACAGAGAAATCTAAGAAATTTGTATGGGATATTTGTGGTGACACTATTATTGAAAATCTTTTAAGATTAAATGATTGGCAGATGTCTTATTATGTACCCGATGAAACTGGAGATATTGAGTATGGTGGAACAAAATATAGAAAAGCCGTAAGAAAGATTGGTGTGTAAATGGATATATTTTTAAACGAAATTGCTGAGGCAGAAAAAATAATTGAAAGTAAAGATTTAGGTGTAAAACCGTCACAATCATTGTTTTTGTTGGCTAAATATTACCGATATGTAATGAAGTATAAAAAATCTAAAATAATTACTGCACTAACTGATTTTATCAAATCAACAGGTATAAATTACAGACCTTCTGATTGGGAGAAAAGCGTTGAAAGACAAGTTGACAGAACACGTAATAATCCACCAATTAATATTGAGTACATTGGCATAACACAAAAGGAACTTGAAGATATAGCAAGGCTTAAAAGCCCACCAGTTGAGAGAATAGCTTTTACAGCATTGTGCCTTGCTAAATATAGAAATATTCTTTGTGCAAGAAATAATAATTGGATTTGTACTAGCCACAAAATGCTGTTTTCTCTATCTAGTGTGAATAAAACTAGATATGAAAAAGAAATGATGATACATAAGTTAGTTAAAGCAGGAATGTTACAGCCAGCATTGGCTGTCGGAAATACAAATCTTCAAGTAAAGTTTATTGATGATAGTTCTCTAATAGTGCTAAAAATTACCGACATGAGAGAACTCGGTAAAGAATATATGCTGTATAGAGGTAAAAAATACGCACGTTGCGAAAATTGTGGAAGGCTATTTTATAAGAGATCAAATAGTCAGTTGTACTGTAAAAATTGCAAAGGTTATCAAAAAATTAAAACCAAGGTCTTAACCTGCTGTGATTGCGGTAAGGAGTTTGTGGTTGATAGCAAAGCAAATAATAAGCAAAGATGTGATAAATGTCAACATATCAAACAACTTGAATATCAAAGAAAATCAATGGCTAAAGCCAGAAATATAATGTGAAGTAGTCAATTTTAAATAGAAAATAGTCAAACACCTCGTAAACCCTTTGTTATTGGGCGTTTGCGAGGTGTTTTTATTTTATGGTGTTATTTCTTATTACGGATATAGATAATAAACAAACTTATCCAATATATATTATATCACGCACAAAGTCAATATTCAATAGGCATTGTGTACAAAATTAAAATTGAAAAGGTGGTTATTTTACACATGATTTTCGTCACAAAGGACGAGGCGGATTATCTTCGTCAGAACATTAAGAACGTTAAGATTTTCAAAACGTGCCGTCTGAAAAACAATGGCTCTAATCGTGGCAAGAGATATACAGAGGAAACATCTGCGGTTATTAATCTGCTTGCCAAGTACAGAGCCGATTAAAAAAATATCTTACAGCACGTCTGTAAGGGTGGGCATATCCCACTAACTTATTTAGAAAAGGAATTTATTTTTTTATGACAGTAACAGAAGAACTTCCAATTTCCGTTGTAGATAATTTGGATAAGAGAAAGTACCCTACGCCTGAAGAGTACAACTATTGGAAATCAAGAGAAAACAGAACATTTTTTTATTGATTACGAGGTAGACGAGTTTTATAACCTTATTGAAAATAAAAACCAGCCATAATCCCATTGACTTTAGACGGTGGGTTAGGCTGGTGATAAAATCACTTTTCATTAAGAGATTTCTTAATTAAAGTTAAAATTAAATTGTTTAGACTACGATTCTGTTCTTTTGCAAGTTGTTCTAATTGATTTTTTAAATCTTTAGGAATAGTAAGTGTCGTTCTTACATTATCTTTAGATACTGCCATAATATCATCTCCTTTTCTAAATTATAACACATACAAAAAGTGATGTCAAGGTGATAGCTGAAGTTTACAACTTGTTTACATTGCAGTGTTGACAAAGTGCTATCACCGTGATATGATAGTGATAGAAAGGTGGTGAGGCGATGCTTAAATCATTTAAGTACAGATTATATCCAAATAAAACACAAGAAATACAAATACAGAAAACATTTGGTTGTTGTAGGTTTGTTTATAATTAGACACTTGTTTATAGAAAAAATCTTTATGAAACAGAAAAGAAATCTATGAGTAAATTTGATTGCAATACATATTGTACACAAGTTCTGAAGAAAGAATATGTATGGCTTAAAGAAATTGACAAATTTGCTCTTAACAACGCAGTATTTAATATGGATAGTGCATATCAGAAATTCTTCAAAGAACATTCTGGTTATCCTAAATTCAAAAGTAAGAAAGATAATCGGAAAGCTTATTCCACAAACAGTACTAACAATAACATTGAAGTTGACTTTGAAAACAATAGAATTAAACTTCCAAAACTTAAATGGGTAAAAGCTAAGGTTCATAGAGAATTTGTTGGTATTATCAAATCAGCCACCATATCACAAACACCAAGTGATAAATATTTTGTTTCTATCCTTGTGGATTGTGAAAATTTTCACATGAAGCCTACTGGTGCTATGATCAGTATTGATTTAGGCATTAAGGATTTAGTTATTACATCTGACGGAGATAAATTTGAAAATTCTAAAACTCTTTACAAATATGAAAAGAAACTTGCTAAAGAACAAAGGAAACTTGCTAAAAAGGCAAAAGGTAGTAGCAACAGAAATAAACAGCGTATTAAAGTTGCAAGACTTCATGAGAAGATAACAAATATCCGTATTGATAATTTACATAAAATTTCTCACAAGCTAATACAGGAAAACCAACTGATAGTGAGTGAAGATTTGAAAATTAGTAATATGGTTAAAAATCATAAACTTGCAAAAAGTATTTTTGATTGTAGTTGGTATGAACTAACAAGGCAGTTACAGTACAAGGCTGAATGGAACGGTAGACAGTATATTAAGATTGATACTTATTTCCCAAGTAGTCAGACTTGTAATGTCTGTGGATATGTTAATAAGGGAACAAAAAATCTTTCTGTAAGAGAGTGGGATTGTCCTAATTGTCATACACACCATGACAGAGATATTAATGCTGCTATTAATATATTAAATGAAGGATTAAGGTTGGTTAAATCAGCCTAAACAATAAAGCAGTACGATAGGAACTATCGGAATTTACGCTTGTGGAGTTAGTAGGTTACGAGAACGTTGAAGCAAGAAGCCGACTGGCTTTAGACGGTCGGTAGTTCACAATCCAAAGCCAATATTTATTTTCATTTACGGCTGTATGTACCAATAGTCTTGTTTCTGAGAAGTATGAAGAAGGTTATATTAAACCTCTTACGGACGTTTATCTCAGAGGTGTAAACTTTAAGGACGCGGTTATTATAATTGACGAGTCTCAGAACGCAACTTTTGACAATCTTAAAAAGACTTTAACAAGAATAGGTGAAAACTGCAAGACAATTTGCATAGGACATACAGGACAGATTGATTTACCTAATCATAAGGCAAGTGGATTTGAGAAATATCTAAATCATTTTTCAGGAAAAGAACATTGTCAGATTTGCGAGTTACATACTAACCATAGAGGTTGGGTGTCAACTTGGGCTGACGAATTGGAGGCTTAGAATAAATGGCTAAAATAACAAAAAAGAACGTTCTGTCGGTACAGGGCATTGTAAACATAGAGAATGGAAAAATAACATTTAGCGTTGAAGATATTGAGGGTGAAATTGCCCTTGCGGAACTTATGTCAGATTTCAACGGTCAGGAAGTAAAACTGTCTGTAAACCAGACAGATGAAATTGCTTAACTGTTAGTGGGAGGAATAAATTATTTCTACATATAAAAGATTTGAAGGTGAGTCTGATGACGAGCTTATATTTAGGATTTGTAAAGACAAAGAAAGAATAGGCACTTGGAATGATGTCAGGGATATTTTAAATAATTTGCTTAACGCTGATTTTGGCGAGTCAACTTATCGTAAGAAATTTCAATGTTTCGAGAAAATGTTCAATGCAAATCAGAAAACTTTTGCAGACACAGAAAACACCCTTAATGAAATTCAAGACCAAATTCGTGAATTAAAGAAAGAGCGATACAAGCTTCAAACAGAGAAGTTGGAGAATAATAGGTGGCTTAGAGAAAATGCACGAGATGAATTAATAACTGAAAAAATAGTCAATGCAATTTCTGATATAGACCCTATTATAGTTCCTGATTATTTGTCGGGAGTAAATAATAGCAAATCTGCGATATTGGCATTTACTGATTGTCACTTTGGCATAGAGTTTTGCATAAAAGATCTATTTGGCAATGTAATAAACGAATATTCTCCAGAGATATTTGAACGCAGAATGTGGAGTATGCTTGAAAAAGTTGTTGACATAATTGCCAAAGAGGATTTGGCAGAAATTAATGTTTGGGAACTTGGTGACAGCATATCGGGACTTCTCAGATTAAATTCTCAACTGATGCACCTTAGATATGGTGTCATAGATTCGGCAATAAAGTATGCTGAATTTCTTGCCAATTGGCTCAATGATCTTTCGCAATATGTGAAAGTGAATTTCCAAATGGTTAAGGACAGCAATCATTCACAACTTAGACTTCTCGGACAGCCTAAGAACAGTTTTCCCGATGAAAACATGGCAAAGGTGATTATTGCTTTCATAAGGGAAAGACTTAAATATAATCGAAATGTAAATATAATTGAGAATGAAACAGGCTTTTGTTTCAGCGATGTTGAGGGTTATAACGTGCTTGGTTGTCATGGTGAAGTAAAGGATTTACAGAATTGCACAAGTTCTTTTTCAAGAGCGTACAATACAAACATTGATTACGTTTTGGCAGGTCATGTGCATCACCAGACCTCAAAGGAAAATGCAAAACATTCAGAGGTGCTTACAATACGTTCTATGGTAGGTACTGATGACTATGCTATGTCTTTAGGCAAGACTTCTGACACGGGTGCAAGCCTGTTTATATTTGATGATGAATTTGGCAAGATTGCCAACTATGATTTAAAAGTAAAGTAGGTGAATACTATGATGATTAAAAAGAGTTATAACGATTTTGATACTTTCATGCAGGATATTATAGATGTATATTTGGAAAATGAGGGCTTTAGTGTTTTATGTGATTACAAGTTGGCTTGTAAGATTATCAAGAAATTTTTATCATTTGACGATAAGACTAAAATTAATTCTATTTCTCTTGATCCGCCTGAGTGGAACGGATATGGTGGCGAATTTGTTGTTTCAACTTTTGAAAACGAGTTGTTCTGTGAAAGAGCAAGACGTGACGATAAGCCAATAATTGTTGGTGATGAGAGTATTGTTTTCGTTCAGCGAGATTTTGTCGGCAAGGATTTTATTGACGAAGATTATGTTCCAAAGCTTTATTTTGGTTTTACAATTAACGAATAATTTGTAGTTAAATACAACTCCTTTTGTTATATTTTGCAGGATAGCAAGCGTTATCCTGCATATTGTCGGATAGCTCAATCGGTAGAGCAATGCACTGTTAATGCGGAGGTTGTGAGTTCGAGTCTCACTCTGACAGCCAAAACAGAACTCAACACGCCTCTTAAAAATGCGTACCACGTTGAGTCTTTTAAATGAAAAATCTGACGAGATTTTTGCATGGATAGTTGACAAAGTTTTGTTGACTATCCTTAGTTTTAATTACAAAGTAATTCAACCTTACGCACCTCTTAACAATGTGTCCCAGTGAGGGGTATTTTGAGTTATGGTTTTGAGAATTTTGTATTACTCCAAAAACAAAATTCAAGCCCTTATGGGCGAAATAAAGAAGATTAAGTGTGAGGGCAACACTCTAAAGAAATCCCATTTGAAGAACAAGTGCTAAAAGCGACACTCTAAAGAAAGCTTGATATTAGAAGAAAGGAGAGGTTGAAATGGCTAAGAAAAGCAAGCGCATCCAAGTACATGATGACAAAATACTTTCAAAAATTAATTCTAAAACAATGAAACTATGGAACAAATATAAAATTGATATGTCACTTAGAGAACTCTCCGAAAAGACTATCGCAGGCTATCAAAATGATTTAGAGTCTTGGTGGATATACATATATAAAAATCAGGGCAATCAAAGTATTATTGACTTAACGGAAGATGATATAACTGAATTTTTATATTTTTGTAAAACTGAGGGTAATAATTCAAGACGTATGAAAAGGCGTATGGCTTCAATTTCAGCTTTTTATAAATTTCTGCGTAAGAAGAAGTTAATTACAGAAAACCCAATGGAATTTATGGATAGACCTAAGAAAGATACAGATGTTATTACTCAGACGTTTTTAACTGTTGAACAGGTGCAGGAATTAAGAATTGCCTTGCAAAACTTAGTACAAAACGCTGACACACATCATAAGAAACATAGGGCTTTACAATATCAGTGTTATGCTCTATTTTCATTATCTACAATGGCTAGGGTTAATGCGGTTGCAAATACTAAGTGGGAACAAATTGATTTTGACAATAGGGTTGTCAATGATGTAGTTGAAAAAGAAGGTTACGTTGTAACTCTTTATTTTTCGGAAGAAGTTAAAGAACTGCTGTTAGGTTTACTTGAGTACCGCAAGACAAATAATATTATTGACAATGGATATGTTTTTGTTTCTTATACAGACGGAAAGTTTGATAAGGTAACTAATGGCACATTAAATTCTTGGTGTCATATTATTGGTGAAATGATTAATGTTCCAACGCTACACGCTCATGATTTTCGTCATTCGGGAGCTACGCTATATAAAAACGCAGGTATGTCACTAGAAGATGTTTCGGCATTGCTCAACCATAGTGGAACTGACGTGACAAGAAAATTTTATATTAGGGTTGATAAAAAGAAAATTAGCCAGAATAAGGATAAATTTGATTTTTGAGCGATTAAGCACTCTGATTGAAAATTGGAGTGCTTTTATATTGGCTTGAAAATTAAACAAATAAAAAGGAGGTGGCTTGATTACGCCAAGGAAAAAAGTAAAAACCCCTGTAAGTACAAAAATATGTACAGAATGTGGCAAGGAAAAACCACTGTCACAATTTTATACTACTAGAAATAGTAATATTTCTACTGATGGCAAAACGGTAAATATATGTAAGTCTTGTGTTAAAAAGGGTTCTTATAATTCTGATGGAAGCTTAAATATAGAAGCGTTCCAAAAGAAACTAATGTTAATGGATAAACCATACATACCAGAAGCTCTTGACTCTGCTATGAGTGAAGTAAGAAGATCATTAGAATTGGGCAAGGGTAGAACCGATATTATAGGCTGTTATTTTAAGAATGTGTCAACATTGCCACAGTATACGAAATTATCTTTTTTGGACTCTATGAATTTGTTTAATCAAGGCAAGTCTATTACTGAGGCAGTAACTACAACGGAAAAACGCAATATACTTCCTCGAAACGAAGAAGTATATGTAAATATGGTTGATGATTTTGTTGTTACAAACGATATTACCGACTTATTTGGCGAGGGGTACACAAAATCACAGTACCGAAAAATGAAGAAAAAGTTTGATAAATTAAAAGAAAACTACTCAATTCAAACAAACTTACACGAGGAAGCTTTAGCAACCTATGTTCGTTTTAAGGTGAAAGAGGAAGAAGCCACAGCAGCAGGAGATGTTGGAAGTGCTGACAAATGGAATAGAGCTGCCCAAGATGCTGCTGATAAAGCAAAGTTGACTCCAAAACAATTAACGCAGGCTGATTTGCAAGGTGGAGTAACTTGCATTTCGGAAATATCAAAAGCTTGTGAACAAGCGGTTGATATTGTTGAAATATTACCTAAGTTTAAGTACCAACCTAACGATGCTCCTGATTTTATAATATGGTGCTATATTAACTATGCTAGAAAATTAAAAGGATTACCTAAGTGTGAGTATAAGGAAGTGTACCAATTTTATGACGACATGAAGAATGAGTACATTTCTCAGTATGGAGATCCCTATGGTATTTTTACTGATGATACATCGGAAAAAAATAGGAGTTCTGTTGAAACGTTTATAAAACTGCCAAAAGATTATGAGAATGGTGACAAGTAATGAACTGGCAAAGAATAAAAGATTTTGAAAAAAATAGTGATAGTGTATTTGGCAAAAATCTACATAATTATTACACTTTTATAAGTTGGGCTAAGTGGTATCCTGATTTATTACTCGACTTAATGAAACCTGAAACAGGTGGGTTAAATCTGCATTTAGATCAACGCATATTTTTGCGTTGTGACGTTAGATTTATGAGTATGTATGGAACGTTTAGCCGTGGATATGGTAAATGCGTAAGTGGAGACACTATGTTATTTACCGATGAGGGTATTAAAGAGATTGGTGAATATTTTAATTATCAAAATAACGATGTAGAAACCTATTATCCTACACACGCAAGGGTTGTAAATAGATATGGTAACTTAGAATGTTCAACTTTAGGTCTTTATAATGGTAGAAAAAATACTATAAAACTGACAGATAGTAAAGGTTATTCTATAACAGCCACCCCTAATCATAGAGTACTTGTTATGAAATCAAATGGAAGTGTAGATTTTGTAAAAACAGAAGATATAAAGATTGGCGATTATTTGGTTATTAATCGCAAAAATAATATCTGGGGTAATAATAATAAAGTTGAATATAAAAATGAAATTGGTGCATATGTAGAAAGCTTATCTCAACAATCACGTTCACATTTGAATATCAGAGCAATGCCAGATGGAATTACATCTCAATTAGCATTGATTTATGGATATTTGATTGGAGACGGTTGTATGACTTCAAAAAATACAATTATCTTTACTAATATAGGTGATGAGATATTAGACAAGTTTAAAAATATTACGCAGAAATATTTTAACGTTGATGTCAAAAAAAGAAGTGGCAATAATTACGACTATGAAATTAATGACACTTATTTAAGAAAATATCTCGAAATTATAGGATTTGATTATAGTAGATCATATGATAAAAAAGTACCTAAATCTATAATGGTAGCTAGTAAAGATGTTGTGTCAGCATTTTTACAAGGCTTATTTGACACAGATGGTACAGTAGACAATAAAATTATATCTTTAACAACAGTGTCGGAAAAGTTGGCAAATCAAGTTCATTTTTTATTACTGAATTTTGGTATTGTTTCTAAACTAAGTATTAAGAAAACAAAAAGTAAATTTGGTAAAGCATATCAAATTTGCATATCGGGGAACGATGTTGGTATTTTTAAATCTGAAATTGGTTTTGGTTTAAAGAAAAAGGCTGATAAACTTGATAAGTTGTGCAATAAAAAACATAACACAAATACGGACATAATACCATATCAGAACGAATTAGTTAAATCTGTACTTAATGAATTGAATTTACATTGGAGCGTTTCAAGGGAGTTCAATCATATTACAAGTGGAGAATGTGATTTAACGTATTCTAAATTAGATAGGTTAATTGTTCTATTGAACGAAAAGGGAGTTGCAAATAACACTTTAAACGAGTTGTATGCAACTCATTATTTTTATAGTCCTGTTGTTAATATTGAACATACTGTTTCAGATACATATGATTTTCATTTACCTCAAACACATTCATTTGTGAGTAATGGAATTATAAGTCATAACACATTCGACGAGGTACTTGCTATGGTCGTAGTAGCAATGCTGTTTCCAAATATTGAATTAGCTCTTTCTGCACAGACAAAAGAAAATGCGGCAGATTTGTTGAAGTCAAAGTGGAATGAAATTGTAAAATTATATCCACTTTTAAAGGACGAAATAAGAGAAGCTAGATTCTCAAAGGGAAATGCTTATATTGAATTTAAAAATGATGCGACCATAGATGCTATTGCAAATGCTCAAAGCACAAAGGGTCAAAGACGTAGAAGGTTAAAAATAGAGGAGTCTGCATTGCTAAATAATGCACTGTTTCAAGATGCTCTTGAGCCTGTAGTTGAAGTTCCAAGACTTACGGTTGGTAGACTTGCGATAGTAGACCCAATGGAACTTAATCAGCAAATTCATTTTTTTACAACGGCAGGATTTAGGGGTTCAGATGAATATCAGCGTAGTATTTCAATGTTAGATGATATGGAAAATCTAAAGGGAAAAATAGTTTTGGGAAGTAACTGGCAACTTCCGTGTTGGTATGGTAGGGGAAGTAATAAAAGCAAAATACTTTCAAAGAAGAAAAATTCTTCTGTAGTAGCCTTTGCTCAGAACTATGAACAAGAATGGGTCGGCTGTGCCGATGGTGCGTTAGTTAATATCAACAAATTAATGAATTGTCGTACTTTAACGGAAGCGGTCTTGCAAAATTCAAATCCAGAACAGGAATATTATATGGGCGTGGATGTAGCAAGAAGCCAAAAAACTTCTAATAACCAATCTTCTATTGCTGTAGTGCGTGTAATTAGAAGTAAGGATAAAGGGAGAATTATTTACATTGATGTGGTGAATATTATTAATATTCCTAACGTACTTAATTTTAATGCCCAAGCTGCTATTATCAAAAAAGTTCAAAAACTTTATATGGCTAAAGTAGTTGTGTTAGATGCTAATGGACTTGGTGTTGGATTGGCTGATGAACTTTTAAAAGACACGATTGACAATTCTACAGGTAAGGATTTGGGCTGTTGGGACACTATTAATGACGATAATGTTCCAGAAGTTCCTAATTCGCCACAAATACTTTACAATATGAAAGCTCAGACTTGGCAAAATGAAATTGTAAGCACTTTTATAGATATGGTGGATAGTGGTAAACTTAGATTGCTGGAAAAAAGACAAGATAATGATTTTACCGATAATGAATGGGATAGTTTTGACGATAAAGTTAGACCTTTTATTGAGACAGATGCTTTTATTGAAGAAGCTGCGAATTTAAAGATGAAACATCTTAATAACGGCAACATTACTATTGAACAAGTTGTAAAAAAAGTAAATAAGGATAGAGTTTCGGCATTGATCTATGTGTTGTGGTACGTTAATAAATATGCCCAAGACATAAATAACGATGAATACGATTATTGTTGTTTATTCAATTAATGCAAATACAAACGAAAGTGAGGTGAGGCTATGCCTGAGAATATTGCAGAGAATACTGAGAATGTTATTGAAAACAATCAAGATAAAACAGAAAGTGCTTCAGAAACTAGCTCCATGTCAAATACGCAAGAGCGTTCCTATGAGTCAAATGCTTTTTATGAAATGACATCTGTTTGGGAAGATTGTATTGAAGATTTACCTATCGATATTGAGGATATTAAGAAATTTGCTCATAATCCGCAAATACATATAAAAAATATTCGCAAAATTTGTCGGTGGGCGTATTATGAAAATGGCTCTGTTATGACTTCTATCAACTATCTTAAAACCATGTTCACGTTAGATAAGGTGGTTTATTCAAAGTCAAAGACTAAACGCAAGAAGAAATTTGAAAATGCAAGACAGTTAATGCAACAAACTCTTGACACAATAAGATATAAGGAAGTTATTCGAGATAATTTGTTTAACGATATGATTGAGGGAATGGACTTTAAATACTTTGAGATTACAAAGTCCGTATTCGCTGACAAGTATCTTGATGACATTGATACTTTAAACATTGTAGAGATTAATGAACTGGGAGTTAAATGTGCCGTTATTAATTTGCCTGTTGACTATTGCCGTATAGTTGGCAGAAAGAATGGCTCACCTATTGTTGCTTTTGATTTAAGATATTTTGACGATATGGCAGAAGATGACAAAAGAAGAAAACTACAGGCTTTTCCAAGAGAAATTCGAGAAGCATATAGTAAATATTCAACTCACAATAATATTAAGTCATGGAAAGTTTTAAATAATGATAATACAATGGTAACAAAAATTAACTGTAAGGCTATTAATCCTTATGGTGTTCCACTAATGATTTGTGCGTTGGACGATGTATTGTATGCAGATTATTTCACTTCTACAAAGCGGAATGTATTAGATCAGTTGAACAATCAAATTATTTATCAAACATTTCCTGAAGCAAAGGACGGACGTTGCACTTTGACGGAAAGCCAGCAGAAAAACCAACATAAAGTAGTTAAAGATGCTATTACTACAAGACAAAATAAATATGGCAAGTCATTTTTCTCACTTGCCGCAGGTACAAAATTAAATGACATAAAAGTTGACACTTCTATTTTTGATGAAAAGAATGAAAATGCCAATAAATCAAAAGTGCCTGCCGATTTAGGTATTGCTAGTAGTGTCCTTGACGGTAATAGTACAGGAAACTATGCTGTTGCAACACTTAATTTGGAGTTGGTTGCAGGAAACGTATATGATTGGATAAATATGTTTATTATGGAATTGAATAAATGTATTAATGCCAATATTATTAAGGATAAAAAGCTTTATATGGAGTGTGCTATTTTACCTGTTACTTTTGTAAATAGAGATAAACAGGTTAAATATATGACCGACCTTTATGCTAGAGGTAAGGGGTCTTTGACGGCTTGGATTGCAAGCACTGGTTGGGATAGCGATGTATACTTGTCGCTTATGGATTATGAACTTGATAATGATTGGGAAAATAAATATCCAACGCATAAGACGAGTTATACCATGAGTAGCAAAGACAACGACCCAAGTGATGCAGACCACTCAAATGGTGGTAGAAGTAAGGTAGCTGAAAAGACAAACGAAAATAGCATAATGAGCGAAAATCTAAATGGAAACGCTCAACCAAAACCTTCAACAACAAACTAAAACCTAAGTTGCGTTTAGTGACTAGGTTTATTTTATGTCAGAAAAGAGGTGAAAGTTAGTGTTTCATTGTGAAATAAGCGAAGCAAAGAGGTCGGACGGTCGCAGACGTGTAAAGTTGGTACTACACGAAATTCATCAAGACCGTAATCACTATAACAAAAATGGTATTAGTTACAATGAGCAATATGTTAGAGATAACGCAGATAGTATTATTGGTATGCCTATTTGTGCAACATTTTTGGATAGTGAAAAAGATATTCCATACGACCATGGAATGACAGGTCAAGACGGCAATATGCCATTATTTGAAAATTCTGTTCAAGTAGGTTCTGCTGATGGTTGGTCTATTGAAGATATTCAGATTAATGGTGAGAAACATAAAGTTCTTATTGCCGAGGGTTATATTAATCAGCAACGTTATCCACATTTTGTTGAATGGCTTGAAAACAAAATCAATGATGGTGATACAATATATGGTTCTGTTGAGTTCGTTGGTAAGGGCAAAAATAAAATAGTGTATGACGGAGAGCCTGTCGAAAAAGGTAGAGTACCAAAAGTTTATGACTATAGTGGATATTGCATTTTAACTGTCGAGCCAAGTGACGATAGTGCAATACTGATAGAACTAAATCAAAAGATAAAGGAGGACGAGAAAGTGGACGAAAAGACACTTAATCAGATTATTTCTGCTGTTGAGAATAAGATTACTGAACTCAATACTAAAAATGCAGATTATGAGAGTAAGATTGCTGAAATGAATGAGATTATATCTACAAAAGATGCCGAGATAGCAACTCTTACAGATGAAAAGGCAACAGCCGAAACAAATGCTTGTCAGAAAGACGAGAAGATTAATGAGCTTAACGGACTCGTTGAAACAATGAAAGCAGAATTGAATGAACTTAAAAAGTCTGCAAAGATTGCAGAACTCAATTCAGCTCTTGGAGATTTTTCAGACGATGAAAAGAACATGGCAAAGGATAAGCTTGACAAGTTCAACGCAGATCCTATGGGTTGTGGTATCGAGGTAAACGATATTGTTACAGAAATCAACGCTTGCATTGGTGCTGAAACAAAGAAGAAGGAAAAGGCAATGGCTGTTGAGATTAATTCTCAGAACAATTTTGCCGCTGACATATTTGGTTGCGTAGATACAGACAACGATGATGATAAGAATGACAAACTCGATATTGATAATCTGTTTGTATAAAAAATACGATTGGAGGAATTTTAAATGATTAAATTTGCAAATATTGGTGATTTCAAGGTAGCGCAGAATTTTGGCTATCTCAAGACACCTGTTGTTCTTGAGAACGGCATGGCTGTTACATATGATCTTAAAACAAAGGCTGTTGCTCTGCCAACTGCAACAATAGCAAAGCAGGCTGGTCTTGCAGTTGTAATGAACAGAATTGATAAGCCTGAGACACTCACACCAAACGATTATAGAATTGAGATTGGTGAGTTTCCACGCATTTTTACTCTTGCTTCTCTTGCAGGACATCTTTTTGATATGGACGATGCAGTTGTAACAACAGCTTATAATACACTCGCAGTAGGTGACAAGCTTGTCGTTGGTACTGACGGTAAGTGGGTTAAGAGTGCTGATGTTTCTGGTTATGCAGAGTATCTTGAAATTGTGGAAAAGACAAGTTTTGGCGGTAACGGACTTAGAGTCGTTGTACACGCTTAATTAATGAATGTAAAATAAAGGACGGTGTTTTAATAATGATTAATACTTCTTTTGAACTTAATAATCTGAATAAGTCTGAGGTTGCTGTCAAGAACGCAAAGGCTTTCAACGAAGTAGTTGAGATTTGTTCTGCTCTTTTTGCAGGCAAAGATACATCAAAGTACGGTCAGAAGGTAGACGCAGTACGTTCAAGAATTTCAAAGCTTGGTGAGCAGGCACTTGCAGGCGATAGTAGAGCAGTTGCAGAGATTAATACCATTGTAAAGTATATTATACAGCCAAGGCTTCTTGAGGCAACGAAGGTATTTAATTTCCTTGGTAATTATCGTGAGATTGGCTATGATGAGCAGCCAAGAATTAAGACTTATTCTTATGAGGGTCTTGATGCTAGACTTCAGGCTTCTGGTTCTGATGTAGGTTTTGCAGGTAGAAAGTGGGTAGAGTACCCAATCGTAACTCAGACAATTTCTTCTGGTATGGCTATTGATTATCGTGAGCTTGCTTCTGGTAATTTTGCTGGTACTGTAGCAGAGGAAATGGCACAGGTACAGACCGACATGAACAACAAGGGTGTTGCTTATGTATTTGATGTTATCAAGTCTGCACTGAAGAACAACACTGAATATGTAAAGTTCTATGGCGAGTATGACTCTGCTCCAACTCAGGCACAGGTTGATGGCATGATAAATAAGGTTAGAAAGCTTGGCAAGGTTGGTATTGCAGGTGACTTCTCACTTATTTCTGGTATCTGCGATTGGAACGGTTATAAGACAGTTGGTTCTACACCAATCCCATTCTTCAATGCTACACAGGTAGATGAGATTGCAAGAACAGGTCTGAATGGCTTCTATAAGGGTTCAGCTCTTATTGAGCTTGAGAACCCTTATAACTTCACAAAGCCACTTGCTGATAAGTCAGGTTTTGACACATACTACAATCCTAATGATCTGTGGTTTATTGCACAGGGAGCAAATTCTCCAGTAAATATCTTCAGACGTGGTGGTATTACAACTATGACAGGCAATGATGTTGAAACAGGTACAGTAAAGACACGTTTCGATATGGAGCTTGGTGCTGACGTTGTAAAGGGCAGAGAATTTGAAATTGGTCTGCTTACAAAGCAGGGTTAATTACATAATAATTATTGATGTGGCGAGGGTATAAACTCTTGCCACATTATTATTATATTTGAAAGGAAGATTGAAAATTTGGCAAATGTAAGAAAAAATACAACTACTGCCACAATGAATAACGATATTACAGAAGTAAAGTCTAAAAGGGAAATTCAGCTTACCGATAGAGTATTTTTGGAAAACACTCGTAATTGGGAATTGGGTTTTAGGGCTGTGGAAACACAAAGAGATATTACTATTCCACCAAATGCAAAGAAATTTGCACAGCTTAATGTTGGAGAGGTTATGGCTCAGATACAGGAAGGTAATGGAATGTTCTGTGGTACTGACGGCTTTGGCAATAATGCTTATCTGAAAATTCTTGACGAGGATATAAGAAGATACGTTTTTTCACTTGACGAGAGTGATAATAATGATCCTGTTATTCTTGATATTAACAGTGTAAAGGCACTTCTTGGCATTAGCAATAAGGCTGATTTTATGGCTGAACTCTCAAGACTTGTAGTTACTGAAGGCGATAAAAAAATGATTATTCCACTTGCCAAAGAAGTCGGAATTGACAATGTGGCAGTTTATAAGCGTAACGAAATAGAAAATATTTCAGGCTATAAGTTTTAAGAAAGGGTGTGGTTAAAATGGCTACTACCTATGAAGATGTGGTCGCTGTTTTTGAGTCCACATTTCTTGAAAGGGTTGCGTTAAGCGACGACCTTGTTTTTCAGTGGTTTAAAATGGCTTGTGGCGAGTTTTCAACTCAAATTAGTCAACTTTACTTTAATAATGAGAAAAGAATATTTACTGATATTGACGGAAACGATATTGTTTTAAATCAGATAGTTGTTAATATATTGGGCTATACAATAAAGAGATTTTATTGTGAAAGACAATATAGCAAAATTGTCAAACGTAGCAACATAGTTTCTAAAGACTTGTCAATAAACAATTCAGAGGGTGACAAAAGACAAGCTAAAGTTGAGATTGATTGGGTGAACTTTAAAATAGTTGACCTTTATGAGCAACTTAAAGACACTGCGTATAATTGAGGTGGTTGAATGAGTAAAGAATGGTACTTAATTCAGCAACCGTATTATACGGAAGGTTCTGAAAAACCAGATTTGTTGTTTGATAGTGAAATGTCTTTTAATGACGTTTTAGAGGATAGTGTTATTGAAGATGATATTATTCTGTGCAGTGGAGTGTTTAACGGTGAGAATTTTGAAAATGAATTTGCTACAAAGGGCATAATTCAGAATGAAACACCTGACACGCCAACACAAGCTTGGCAAAGACAGGTTTTGACTTATATTAGTACAATATCGGACTATAAGTACATTAAATACGATAATAAGATTTGGCTAATATTGACCGAGCCTACAAATAACAAACTGTATGAAAAATCTATTTTGTATTTGTGTAATTATGTTATTAAGTGGCAAGACGAAAACGGCATAGTTCACTATAAGCCGTGTAATATTCAAAATGCTTCACAGTATAATTCAGGCACAAATGAGACAAAAATAATTACCATTGGCTACGATCAGTTGATGATGTACATTTCGCTTGACGAGGAAACGAAATATTTTCCTCATGATAAGCGTTTTTTTATTGATTATAATGACAAAGAGCCTACACCTTATAGAATTACTAGACCTGATACTGTCAGCTTCTCTTTTGGAAATAGCAGATGTATGCACATTATCTTGTCAGAGAGTCAATACAATCCGCAGACAGATAGAATTGACCTTATGCTATGTGACTACTTTAAGCCTAATGATGCAACCAAACCTGTTGAAATATCTTACAGTGGCAATGCAGAAATTCGTTGTGGTGGTACAGTAAAAACATTTACTGCAAAAACAGATAAGAGTGTCACTTGGTCTTTGAAATTACTTGATAAACAACAAGATTTTATTACCATGATAGTAAATGAAAATAAGGTAAAGATAAAGTGTTTAAACAACAATGCTTTAATCGGTAGCTCTTTTAAATTGGTTTGTACAGTTGATGATGTTTTGTCTGAATTGTTAATTAATATAGTGGGAGGTGTGTAAAATGCCAATAAATTCTGTTATATCGGAGTGGAAAAATAAAGCTATTTCTATGATATTATCACAAGATAATATATTAGATTTATTTGAAAAGGACGATGAAGAACTAGAAAATATTGTGTATTCTAATATATACCCTTTTTTATATATACCTTACACTCAAACTAATGTAGAATTGTATCTTAACATTGAAGTTTCAGTTCCGAAAGTAATATGGGGAGCATTTAAGGGTTATCCCCAAATGATAATCCAAATAATTTGTCACCAAGATAAAATGAGACTTAACAAAGCTGGTATTTCCAAAACTAGAATGGATTATGTGTCTGAATTGTTAGGTCAATTATTTAACAACTCAGATGGTTGGAGTGGCAATAGAATACAACTTATTTCGGACGTACCAGATAATTTGTCACCTGTTTATAAAAGGCGTACCTTAATATTTCAAGGTGAAGAACTTACGATAAATCCATGTGAGGGTAATTAGTTATGGACGAGCTTTCGATTTATCGTAATAAAAAAGAAACATTTATGTTAGGCAAGTTTGAAATTCACAACCCAACTTTGGACGAGATTTCAGACGAGTCAAAACTAGGTGAAAAACAGTTTTGGGTCATTGTGTCTGACATAATTTCAACTCCATATGATAGAAGGCTATATCTTTGGAGCAAGGGTATTGATTTTAACTCAGTAGATAGTTTTGACTTGTTTTGTGATATTGTCGAAAATCATTTGCTAACTGATGTTTCATTTATAATCCGTAATATTGATTTTGGTAAGATGAAACGCTATATTGACACGAATAGCGGTGATATTATTTTATTTGATGTTTATAACAATATTCAAATAGGTAAAGCAGATTATGAACTGCTTACTGAATATTTCAGGAAAATGCTTAATATCGCTGATAACAATATTAAAGATGGAAATGAACACACCCGAAAATGGAGATTACAATATGAATTAGACAAGCTTGAAAGACAATTAGCTAGGGGTGAGTATCAAGAAAAAGAATTTCGCTCTATTTTGTTGCCATATATTTCAACATTAACAAATATTGAAGGGTTTAAATACAACTGGGACACGGTTTGGTCGTTACCTATTAATGTTTTTTATGATTGTCTTTTAAGAAATCAAATCATAAATCAAGCACAGAAGCTTACCACAGGTTTGTATAGCGGTACTATTTATTATAAGGACATTAAAAATAAAGAAGAATTAAATTGTTTCCGTACATGGTAACGGAAGCAATAGAAAATAAAGGAGGAAATAATATGTTTAATCCAGACAAATTGCTTTTTAAACAAGCTATTTCAGGTCAGATGTTTTCGCCTACTGACGGAGTGCTGTTTTGGACTCTTGAAGATTTGAAAGACGTAAACATTCAGACCAATGCTACCTCACAGGATAAGACAGATGCAACAGGTGCGGTAATTGCAAAATACTATGATGCTGATACAGCTCAGATTACAGGTAATACATCGTTCCTTACGCTGTCACTTCTTGCTGCTCAGTGGGGTACAGAAAAGAACGTTGCAAGTTCTACTAACAAAATTCTCATTCCTAAAAGAGAGAAGATTAAGGTGGGTAGCGACATAACAAAGATTACTCTGAGTAAAGTTCCTGTGGGTGGAATATCATTCATTTATCTGCTCAATGAAAGGAAGGAACAGGTTGCTTCTTACAAATATGCAGCGGTAAATTCAGAAAAGGAATTTTCACTTGATGCGGCTAAGAAAGAAATTACACTTCCGACAGATACTGCTATCAAGGAAGGAATGACTATTCAGGTATATTATACATATGAGTCTGAAAATGCAGTTGACATTACAAAGAGTACGAATGATATGCCAAAATCAGGTGAATTTTGGCTTGAATCAATCTTTACAGATATTTGTGATAAAAATATTGAATATCATGGTTGGGTTGTCATGGCATCTGCACAGCTTTCTCCTGAGACTCAGATACCGCTTGACAAGACGGGTGACTTCCCATTTACTATTGACTCTCTGAAGGACTATTGTAGTGACGAGGGTCAGCTTCTGAGATTTGTTATTCCAGAGGATTAATATGGAAAACAATCATGAGTGTGTTATTTGCGGTAATGGATATTATGCGTGTAATAAATGTGATAAAATAAATAGTTGGAGGAGATATGTGGACACACCATCTTGTTATCAATTATATTTAATCATAGAAGAATATATGCACGAAGTCATTTCCAAGGTTGAAGCGAGAAAACTACTTGCTAATATTGGTATTACTTTTAAAACATTAAAAAAGGAAGATTATAAAGAGTCGGTTTATAATGTTTTGGCTGATATTACAAATTCAAAAATAGCACAACAAGTAAAAAAAACTAAATAAAATAGAAAGGGCGGTTATTATGATAAGTATTGACCGCCCTTATTTTTTTATAAAGAGGTAGAAATGACAGATAGAAGCAAGTTTAATGTAGATAAAGACAAATCAAAACGTAGTTATAATGGCATTATTTTCGACTCAGTGTTAGAAATGAAATATTATCGTGATGTACTTTGTCCTTTAGTGGAAAGCGGTGAAGTGATTTCGTATGAGTTACAGAAACCATATGAACTGCAACCGAAGTTTGTTCACGATGGCAAAACTGTGTTGCCAATTAAATATGTCGCTGATTTCGTGGTTACTTATAAAGATGGTGTCACTGAAGTTATAGATACAAAAGGTATGCCAGACTCAGTGGCAATACTTAAACGTAAATTGTTTTGGTATTGCTATCCAGATATTACATATAAGTGGATTACTTATGCCAAAAAGTTTGGTGGGTGGATTGATTATGATGAGTGCAAGAGACTGAGAAACGCAGAAAGAAACGCAAGAAAATGGAGGAAAATTGAATGAAAAATAAGCTTAGTTTTGCGGAAATGCAGGCATTTATAAATAATGTAGTTAAAGGTACAGTTGAGTACGGAGCAGGATATAAAGATATCTTGCGTGAATATTATACGCTCACTCTTTACGGAGAGCATAAGTTTTTATCAGACGATATTGCGGAGATTTATGATAGTGGAGAGTTGAATAGGGAATATAATAATATTGATTGGAAGTCGATTGACGAAGATCAGTATTACTTAATTGGTATAGCTATTGACAGCGGTATTGACATGAATGTTAGATACAAAGCGGCTGAAAAGGTTATGAGCATGGCTAATATAGCTGTAACAGAGTTTGCAAACAAAGCAAAAGAAATGATAGAACAGATTAGTGTTGCTACGAAAGATATTGACACTGAAAGCTTAAATGAAGTGTTAAAAACACTTAAAGATAGTAATGACATGGCAAATAAAATTGTAATTTCAAACAACAAGGACGGTGACTAATATGTTCTTTGCAGAACAGGAAATAACACTCGGAATAGTTCCTAATGCTAGGAATATTCATAGGTTTGTGTATTTTACACAGGTACGCCCCTCTGTGGTTAATCTGACAACAGATAGAACGGTCAATGGTAAATCAATTATAGGTCTTTGTAGTCTTGGTTTAAGAAATGGTGACAAAGTTACGATAGAAACACATAGTAAAGTTTCTCAGGAGCAAGCTGACGAGGATTTAAAGCTTGTTGTAAAGTGGTTGCGTGGTGAGGAATAAATGGTTGTAAAAAACCTTAAAGAACTAGAGCGAGAACTAAGAGCAAGAATTGATTACGCTCTGCTTACAGATGTTGCCGAGGTTGTTACCACTGTTATGCTAGATCATATTGAAAGAGATGTTTACGATAGTTATGTACCACATGAATATGTAAGACGATACGATAATGGTGGTTTAATGGATATTAATAATATTAATTCTTCTATCGAAGGTGACACTTTAGTTGTTGAAAACAACACAATGGCTAACCCTTATATTTTTGTACAGGGGAAAATGATTAAGTCAGACAACGCAGGTCAAGAATTAGCACCTATCATTGAAACTGGTTGGGGGTACGATTTTGGAGATTGGACGTATCATGGTGTTGCTAGACCATTTGCATATAACACAAAAGAGGATTTAAGTGATAACAAATATCACGTTATAGCTTTAAAGCAAGGACTTAAAAGACAAGGAATAGAGGTGAAGTGAAATGGCAGATGATTTAAAAATACGAGTTCCTGTGGAACTTGACACAAGTAAAGTTAAGGACGATATACCTAAATTAAATAATGTACTTGCAAATGATAATAAGGCTCATGCTAAAATCATTGGTGAGTTGGACTTGAATAAAACACAAAAGAAAATTCAATCTCAACTTGCTACAATCAGCAAAAATCTAAAAATAGATATTGGTGGTTTAAATGTAACTTCTATTCAGAGTAGTATAAAGGCTGCTGAAAAACAGGTAACTAGCTCTGTTAAAAATATAAAGCATGAGATACAGAATATTGACACAACTCTTGCAGAAACTTTTAAGGCAGGTTTTAATAAAGACGGACAAATAGATATTGTTAAAACTATTGAAAATGCAAGAAAGATTTTGAGTCAGTTTGGCAATCCGACATTTTCATGGACTAAAGATAGTTCGGGTGAAGTTACTCAAATTACGGCAGAAGTTACAAGCTTGACAGGTCAAGTTGAAAAACTGAAATATGCTCTGAACGAAACAAATGGGTCATTTGACTATCTATCGGGTAGTAGCTCTGAAAAGGGTATATTAAAGCTGGTTGCGGATATTGATAAGGCTAAGTCGGATTATACTGCTAAACTTTCGGCATTTAAGTCAGCGAATAAAGGTATTGAGTCGGGTATAGGAAATGAAATTAATGCCGTTAATGTTGCTATTGACAATCTTGGCAAGGGTGGTTCTATTGCAGAGGTTGATAAACTATTCAATTCGTTAAAAACTACTGCAAGCAATATCAGGCAAAATTTAAAATCTCTTACAAGTTCTTTTAACGAAACTACAAATGCCGAAAACACTTTGGCTAAAATGCCTGCAACAATACAGGAAATATCAAATAGTTTCTCAAAACTTAAACAACAACCGTCAGAGGTTTCCGATTTAATTAGTAGCTTAAATTCCCAATTAAACAAGGTCAATGAAACCGAAAGTCAATTTGGGCGAAATGAAAAATGGTCTGAAGAATATCGTGAGTTAGTTGTTTCGGTTAAAAAAGCAGAAACAGAAATAAAGAGCTTACAGTTACTTGAAAAATCTGATAATTCTGAGGCACAACAGCAAGCTAGTAGATACAATAAAATTATCGAAAACATTTCGCTAATTAACAAGTTAGAAAAACAACGTATTTCAGCAGGCAAAGAGGAAACTGTTGAAATAAATAGGCAAATAAAAAATGCAAAGGGTAGAATATCTACAGCCGAAAGCTATTTAGAAAAACATAAATTAATTTCTTCGGAATATGAAGAACAAATACGTCTGCTCAAGAAAACAGGTGAATATGAACAGGCTATTGTAAAAGCTAAGTCTGCCGATAAATCGTCAGCCACCTCTACTAAAACGGAAAATAATGTAGCTAGACTTACGCAAAATCTCACCACTTTAGAAACAAAGTGGAAAGAGTCGCCTATTTTTAATGGAGAGTTTCAAGAAAAGTTTAATGAGTTAAAAACAAGTTTGTCTAATGTAGGTGGCGATCCTAAAGCATTAGACGAATATCGTATTAAACTCAATGAACTAACAAATGAGTTAAAGAGGGCAGATGTAGCTTATAAAGCTAGTTTTTCTAGCAATAAATCACAACAGAATATAGAAGCTACAAGGCAGAACATTAAAAAGTTAATATACACAATTCAGACATGGCAACAGGCTAATACTAAAGCCATGGGCAAGAATACTTTTAATGGCGGTACATATCAGGTTGAAACTGATAATATGATAGCCTCACTCAAAAAGTTGCTTAATGCTAGCGATCTAACTGCGAGCGATTTGAAAGTCAATGTTGATAAAATCAATCGTAGTTTTAGGACAATGAGTTCTGAAGCACAGGCAGCAGGTGTGAATGGGTTAAGCTTTTTCGATAAGATTAAAGAGGACGCTTTAAAATTCACAAGCTGGATGAGTTTAACTACTGTGATTTCAGGTATATCAAGAGAAGCTGTTAAGTTCTATAATAATGTTGTAGATATTGATACAGCTATGACAGAATTGCGTAAGGTTACTGATAACACAAATCAGCAATATGCCGAGTTCTTTGATAATATAGGTCAAAAGGCTAAAGATTTAAAGATTGATTTGTCTGATCTTATTTCTCAAACCGCAGAATGGGGTAAACGTGGTTATAGTTTAGATGAAGCTGAAACACTTGCCACAAACTCAGGTATTTATTCAGTTGTTGGTGAAGTAGATAATGCAACAGCAGTACAAGACCTAACAACAGTTATGAAAAGCTATAACATGACAGTTGATGAGTCTATCAATATTGTCGATAAGTTTAACGCAATATCAAACAAGTATGCTGTTTCAGCAAGTGATATTGGTGATATGTTGTCAAGGTCAGTATCTTCACTGAGCGTAGCAGGAAATACATTAGATCAGGCAATAGCAATGGGTACAGCCATTACAGAAATAACTGGAGACGCAGCCGAAGCGGGAAATAGTTTGAAAGTCCTGTCAATGCGACTTCGTGGAGCAAAAACAGAACTTGAAGATGCAGGCGAGTCAACAGAGGGTATGGCAGTATCAACCTCAAAACTGAGGGAAGATATTAAAGCTCTTACTAATGTAAATGGTACAGGTGGCTTTGACATAATGAAGGACTCTCAGAACTTTAAGAGTACCTATGAAATTATGAAAGGTATCGCCAATGTTTGGAACGACCTTACTGATACGTCAAAAGCCGCTATCATAGAGAAAATCGCAGGCAAGCAAAGAGGCAATACAATTACTGCATTGCTTACGAATATGAGTCAAGCGGATAAAATTGTTAATGACTCAATAGGCTCTGCTGGGTCTGCTATGTCAGAGTATGAAAAATACCTTGACTCTATTCAAGGAAGAATACAAGGTTTTCAAACAAGTATTGAAAATTTGTCAGCTACTCTGATTAATGGTGATTTGGTTAAATTCGGTATCACCAGTGGAACACAAATTATTGATGTTCTTGATAATCTCATTAGTAAATTCGGTGTTTTAGAAACACTTATTCCTACCGTTATGGCAGGATTATCATTCAAAAACGTAGGTAAACAATTATTAAAGATGCCAACTTATGCACAGCCACAAACTATATGTGCATAGGTCACACACGTTTTAAAATAAGGTTGCCAAATTGCTGAGAACGGCTAAAGCTTTGCGACTACTTATAGCAATGGCACTATAAGAGTGAGGAAACTCGGAAACAATAGCAAAGATGACATATGCTGAGATAAAAGCCTATTATACTATTATAATAGGTGCTAAGTGTTATTAAAAATGTCAGGTCAGCAGCCAACCCCTATCGGGAGATACGGACTAGGTTCAGAGAGTAGACGGTAACTATCTTGTGGTGAGATAAAGGTGTACTCCAACTATAGGTAACACCTATAGCGTTTCCAAAAATGAATTATCCCTCATTTATTTAGTTTTGCCCTTTAACAGTAAGGGTGGGATAAAACTGTTATTAATCATTTTGCATAGTGATTTATTTTACACTATTCATTTGTGTATGTCAACACTAAATTTATATGTTCATAAAAATTTTACATTTATATTTACACAATGTTTGTTAATGCAACCAATATATGGCTTGACATTAGTTCCCAAAATGGGTATACTGATAATAGAAATATACGTTAAACGCATAATTTATTATTCACACGCATATTTTAGGTGTTCACTCCTATAATGTAATAGAGGTGATACCAAATGGGAGAAACTAATAACAAAAAGAATGTACGTAAAAAGATGGAGGAGTTGATAGATATGGCAGTTATGAGTAAACCTGTAAATCTTGCCTTCGTTGTTAGAGAAGATAAAGCGGACGAATTTATTAATTCCAAGTCCTCCGCAGCAGTTATTTCAAAAATAAAAAAACAGGCAAGAGAGATGATGAAACATTCGACTTTTAACGGACAGCCATGGGACGAAGATATTAGGAAATCACTTGAAGATTAGTTTTAGTGAGATACATGAGGGTAACAAACTAATCTTATCTAATTTTCATAGTGGCAATGATAGTATAGACAGTTACTTTAAAGGCAAATGCGAAGCAATAACAGATACTTCTGCTAAATCTTTTGTGGTTACTAATGATAACACACAAAATGGTATGCCTAGTGTAATTGGTGTTTATTCCTTATGTTGCTCTGGCTATGTTATTGATTCTCATAATTATTTTTACATTCATCCAGCGGTTGAGATAAAATATTTTGCAATCAACGAATATTATCAAGATATTCAATATTCAGAAAATACTGAAGAAGGTTGTCTTAGTAGTAATATTTTGGCAACGATTATTGGAAGAATTATTAGTTTTACTGATAGTTATTGTGGGGCTAATAAAGTGATATTGTACTCTGTTCCTGAAGCAGAATTTTTTTATCAACGTATGGGGTTTCATCTTTTTGCAAATTATATGCAGAAAAACAATGAAAGATACTTAGAAGGGTGTATACCAATGTATCTTGATCTTGATACTATGGAATGATGTTGTAGAGGTGGTATACTTGGGCAATGCAGCGAAGAAAATATCAAACAACGAATTTAATCAATTTATTAATGACAACTTAGACTTTATATTGGACATCACTCCTAAAAATCCAATCATTACTAAAGATGATGAATGGAATGAAGATATTTATGACGATTATAGCTGGACGGATAATGAATAACCATAAAATAAGACCCTAGATTTTCTCTAGGGTCTTTTATGGTGGTTGGCATAAATAATTTTCACTAATTTCCAACTTGCAATTTTGTGCATATTGTATATTGATTTTTTGTTATTAATGTCATATAATATAGTAAAGAAATGATTTAAGAGATTGAATACTTCAAATGTTTGTCGCTGCTAGATATGCGACTAATAAATAGTCTAGTTCAAATATAGTCTCGCCTAGAGCGAGACTATTTGTTTTGAGGGACATAAATCAATGGAAGTTGGACATTTTTACTTTTTGGACAATCAATATTATCAAGATTTTAATGACGATAAGCTTATGAGCAACCATGAAATTGTTAATGGTAAAATACATGATCGTCCTTGCTATTGTTGTATAGATACATCTGACAGCAATATTTATTGGGTCATTCCAATATCTTCACAAGTTGAAAATATCGAAAAATATATAACAAGAAGATTAGCAAGAAGGGAAAATGCGATACCATTGATTTTGGAAAAGTGCTTGGTGCAGAGAGAGCGTTTTTAATTCAAAATATGTGTCCTGTTACCGATAAATATATAAAGAATGAGTATCAACATTTGGGTGCGCCAGTAGCCATTGACTATACGACTTATAAAAGAATAGTGTCTAAGGCTACAAAGGTGTCTGCTTTGGTACATAACAATAATTCACATTTGATATTTCCAGATGTGTTGAAAATTGAAGAAGCGTTAAAGTCAAAAAAATAAATAGAATACAATACAAATAAAGCTCCGATATTCTCGGAGCTTTTGTTATACATGAACACACATTGTTTACTTTCGCCCATTTGTACACTTGTGTACACTCATACTCATTATCTATTCACTCAAATTAACATTTACGTTAATCCAATCCTTGCCGTCACGTTCCATAGTGACAGTATAGTATAATCTGCCCTTAACACCAAAACTATTTTCAGCGTCCACATAAGATGATACAGTGTAGCTATCATTATGATGTGTAATAAAGTTTTTATCATACATTGGATAATCTGCCGTGGCAGGGGCTTTTAACTGTTTGTTTACATAGAATTTAGCCGCTGTGTAAGCTTCTTGGCTGTAGTCTTTTTCGTAGTGTGAAATGTCGGATATTTTATCGACCAATCCTATAATAAAGAAAAATAATAATATAATGGCAAATATAATTTTGCCAATAGAATAATGAACTTGTTCGGTAGCCTCGTTGTTGTTAGACATGGTATTTTCATTAGTTACATTGTCTGTTTTTCCTTGATTATTCGTCATAACTATTCTCCTTTAAATTTTATATCAAAACTATAAATGAATAACTGTTAAGGTCTTTAAAACAGTTGAAAATGAGAGTAGTGGCAAGACTAATATTAGCGTATTAGGCAAGACTATAACGCAACTTTCAGATTTAAAGAACTTATTCAACAATAAATCAAATATAACCTTAATCCCTGCAAGTGAAGTGGCGAACGTTCGTCAGTTCAACAATCTTTTAGCACAGGGAAAATCTGTAGCTGAAGCTGAGTCAATAGCCTTGAAAGGCTGTTCTGAAACAACTCTCAATGTTGCCAGAAGTGCTAATGGTGCAGCAGTATCAGAAGAAATACTGTCTGCTTCTTTAAAGGGTGTTGCAACTTCCTCTAAGCTTGCTGCCGCTGGCATGAAAGTATTATCAACCGTTGGTAATATGGCGGTAGGTGTTATCGCAAGTATGATCCTTGATGGTATTATAACATTTTTTGATAATATTGTCAATGGTGCAGATAATGCAAAAGAAAGTTTAGCTCAGTTCACAAGTAGTTTCTCTGACTCTATTGACAAATTAGATGAAGAAAACAAATCAGTAAACGAATTAGTAAATCGTTATGTAACTTTGGTTGCGACAACAGATGACTTGTCAACTGTTAAAGACGATTTGAATACTATTCAGGATAACTTAATTGATAAGTACGGAAATGAAGCTAAGAGCCTTGATTTACTTAATGACAAAATGTCTGAGAATATTAAGAAAATCAAAGAGTGGAAAAAAGAAAAGGCTGAGAGTGAACTTTATCAAGAGTCGGATATTACTGATCCTGATGATAGTGATAGAAAGCTGAGTGTTAAAGAAGCCTATGATTTAGCACAAAAGAAATTAAAAGAGGGAAGCTCTTTTAACAAGGGTCTTTTTACTACTGATTACGGTGGCAAAGGGCAAGCCTATGTATCAGACGGTCTATTCAGTGGCTATAATTCTAATGCTGATATTAACAAGGTCGGCTCTCGTGGTTATGGTGATTGGTACAGTTACAAGAATGACATTGAACCAATTCTCAAAAAGTATAATAACGTTGGTATAAGCACTAATGCTTATAGTAATTTACTTTTCGCAGGTACAATGCAAGAACGTATTGATACCATGCAAAAGGTTTATGATGAATTATCCGAGAAATGGGCAAACATTTCAAAAGACGATAATCGTAACAAGTGGTTGGCTGATTTGCAAAAAGAAATTGCTACCACAACAGAGGAATATGATAAACTTTCTAATGCCGTTGATAAATACAACGAAATTCAGAAAACACTTGAAAACTATAACACAAGTAAAGAATTTAGTAAAGCATTTGATGAAGCTCAGAAAGCTACTGAAAGCTATAGTCATGCTGTAGCAAATAAAAATATTGATGATGTTGATAGGCTTTATGATTTAACTCAGAAATACAAAGATAAGTTAATCAACTTGGCTAATGGTGACGAGGATTTAATTGACTATGTTAATACTTTCTTTGAAACTTTACCTGCAAAATTAACAACAGGTACTTTTGATATTTCTGAGTGGACGGACGATATTGACGAAGTTCAGAATAAGGCAAAATCACTGAAAGATACCTTAACGAGCCTGCAAGACGGAAGTATTTCGGATAGTGATTTAGTTGAACTGTTTAAATCATATCCTGACTTGGCTAAGTTCTCAGGCAACACGGAAAAGCTGACAGAAGAAGTTAAGAAACTGATAAAGCAAAACCCTAAAGAGCTGATAAATAGACTCAAAGAGTTATCAGACACATTGCCAAATGGCAACGATAAGGCTAATGTGGAAGGTCTTATTTCAAGCCTTGAAAAGCTTGGAGAGGTAGCTTCTTCTATTTCCGAAGTTAAGCTGTCTGTAGACGATATTGAGAAAATTTATGAGGAAACGTTTGATGATCTTATAGATAAAGCCGAGGACGAGAAAGATGTTCTTGAAGAACAAAAGAATATTCTTACAGAACAAAAAACTCAACTTGACAATATTATTTCTCAGTACGAAACCGTTGCAAACACAGTGGAGTCTTATATTGACGAGCAGAAATCAGCTATTGAGGACAGATACAATGCTGAAATTGATGCCATTAAATCCGTTAATGAAGAAAAACAAGATACTATTGACTTACAGGAAAAGTTAAATAATCTTGAAAATGCTAAAAAGAAAAAGGTAAATGTTTATTCTGAAGCTAGTGGTTGGCACTTAGAAACCAATACCGAGGAAGTAAACAAGGCACAGCAGGAATATGAACAGGCGAGTGCTGATAAACGTGTATCTGACCTTGAAAAACAGCGTGACAAGGAAACTTCACTGTGGGATAAGTATAAACAACAGTGGCAAGACCTTATCAATAGCTCTACCAATACAGAAAATGAACAGCTTGCCAAAGATATTTTAGGCGTTAATTGGACGGACAAAATAGCACAGCAAGACACGAATATTCTTAATGACTTTGCGAGCAAATATCAATCTTATCGTTCTCAACTTTCAGATCAGGTTGAAAAGGAAATTGAGAGCGTTGACAAAGAGATAACGGCTAAAAGCAAAGAAATTGAGGCATACAAGAAAGAAAAAGAAGCTTTATCAAAGTATGTTACAGATATTACGAATAAGAACAAAGACTACATAAAACAGTTGACAAACGTTTCTGAAAAAGAAATGCAAACTATGGAAGGTAGGACTAAGTTCTTAGAGGATTGTAAAAAACGTGCTAGGGAAGCTCTTGACTATTCTGATATTTCTGTTGAGGGTGCTAAATCGAATGGCTTGTATCTTGTTCAATATGACGGTGAAACTGTTGGAACAGGGCTTGATGAAACACAAGCAGAACAGTTAAAATCTGAACTGTACGGCAAAATGGTTTCATCAGAACTCTTGGCTGATCCTATGCTTGGTAAGAACAAGGGTGCATTAACAGCTATTCTTAACGCTTTAAAGAGTAAGTTTAACATTATTAAGCCATATCGCTCAGGTGGTATTGATGATTATACAGGGCTTGCTCAACTTCATGGAAAACCAAATGCAGTTGAAACTATCTTCAATTCAGAGCAAGGTAGAAAGCTATACAACCTTGTGGCTAATACAGATAACCTTGTCAATTATATTGGAGATAAGATTTATAACGGCATAACAGATTTGGTAAGAACAAAAATGTCCTCACCAAACAATATTCAAAATAGAAATGACACAAACAATAAGACTATCGTATTCCAGATTGATACTGTCAATACAACAGACGGCACAACATTCTTAGAGCAGATGAACGCTTATCTGCAACAGGCTGATTTGGATAGAATAGTTGGTAAAAATTATTAAATAAACACAAAAGTAACAAAGAGCCATTAATTATTTAGTGGCTCTTATCTTTTAGAAATATTTTAAATTCAATAAAATATTGACAAACGTGGACGAATGTGGTATAATGTACTTATAAGAAACAATAAAGGAGTTTTTATATGAGTAACTACAAACCACAAGAATTTGCTGAAATGATAGGTGTATCTGTAAAAACCTTGCAACGTTGGGACAAAGAAGGCAAACTTAAAGCATATCGCACTCCAACAGATAGGCGTTATTATACTCACAAACAATATGTCGATTATATGGGTGATGGTAATAGTAAACACGGCAAAACGGTCATATATACAAGAGTATCTACTTCTAATCAAAAAGATGATTTACAAAATCAAGTCGAATTTTTAAAACAATATGCTAATGCAAAAGGGATTATTGTTGATGAAATCTTTGAAGATATAGGTAGTGGGTTAAATTACAATCGCAAGAAATGGAATAAACTTATTGAAGATTGTATGCTTGGATTAATAAAGACTGTTATTGTTGCTCATAAAGACAGATTTGTACGTTTTGGATATGAATGGTTTGAACGTTTTCTTAAATCTGATGGTGTTGAGATTATTGTTGTTAATAATGAAAAGGCATCACCAGAGCAAGAATTAGTTAATGATTTAATATCCATTATACACGTTTTTAGCTGTCGTATATATGGTTTAAAAAAGTATAAAAAGCAAATCGAAGGAGATGAAGAAATTGCTAAAGAGTTACAAGACAGAAATAAACCCAACGTTCGAACAGAAACAAACAATTAATCGCACTATTGGAGTATGCAGATACGTTTACAACTTTTATCTTGCTCACAATCAAGAAATATATAAAACTGAAAAACGTTTTGTATCTGGAATGGACTTTTCTAAATGGATTAACAATGAATTCATTCTCAACAATCCTGACTTTCATTGGATAAAAGAGGTTAGCAGTAAGTCTGTTAAACAAAGCATTATGAACGCTGAGAGAGCTTTCAAGAACTTTTTTAAAGGAAAATCAAGATTTCCAAAGTTCAAGAAGAAAGCAAAATCAGATGTAAAAATGTATTTTGTAAAAACAAATGCTAAAACAATTATTCAATGTGGAAGACATAGAATTAAGATTCCTACCCTTGGTTGGGTAAGATTAAAAGAAAAAGGATATATTCCTACAAACCCCAAAACACATATTATCAAAAGCGGAGCAGTGTCTTGCAAAGCAGGAAGATACTATGTGTCGGTTTTAGTCGAAGAGCAGGAACATCAAAAGCCTGTTTTAAATGACTTTGGAATAGGAATAGACTTAGGTCTTAAAGATTTTGCCGTTTGTTCAAGCGGAAAAGTTTACAAGAATGACAACAAGAATTCTAAAATAAGGAAACTTGAAAAGAAACTTAGACGTGAGCAACGTAGCTTATCGAGGAAATACGAAAGCTATAAGAAACTTAATAAAAATATGAAAGGAGTAGCTACTCGACAAAATATCCAAAAGCAAAAGTTAAAAGTACAGAAAATTCATCAAAGACTTGACAATATAAGAACAGATTATATCAATAAGGTAATATCCGAATTGGTGAAAACCAAGCCAATGTGGATTACTATTGAGGATTTAAATATATCAGGTATGATGAAGAATAGACATCTCTCCAAATCAATCGCACAGCAAAAGTTCTTTGAATTTAGGACAAAGCTACTTGCTAAGTGTAACGAATATGGGATTGAGTTAAGAGTCGTTGATAGATTTTATCCTTCTAGCAAAACTTGTCATAATTGTGGTTGTATCAAATCTGATTTGAAATTATCGGATAGAACATACCATTGTTGTGAATGTGGTTATACAGAGGATAGAGATTATAATGCAAGTCTTAATTTGCGAGATTGTCAAACCTACAAGATAGCATAAACAAGCTAACGTAGGTATGTACCGTAGGCTATACGGGAATTTACGCCTGTGGACTATACAAGAACTTGTGAGTAGTCTTATGACAAAAGCATATAGGTTGAAGCAGGAATTTTCTCGATATGGATATATTTGTCCATATTTTGAGTAGCAGGTGACAAAAATGATTATGACTCCTACATTGGTATTTCCTGATGATGAGGTTGTAAAGATAGATAAGCATAAGGACACAAATGGTGAATATGATCGTGCTCCACATTTCAGTTATCAGTTTAATTGTACGGCAGGTTCGGCTATGCGTTGGGCGTTGTGCGAGTACACAAACCTTAAAACAGGCGAAGTTAATCACTCTTATTTTCCAAAGGGTGGTGACATAAACACCTTTTATAATGGTGATAAAGTTGGTGTCAATGAGTTAGTTTTTAACGATATTGCCGAGAATGGTCATGATTACCAATATCGATACATTCTTTTTCAAACAGACCCAACGACTATTGCCGACGACACACAGTATGGTGACGGTGTTGGATTGTATGATATGTACTTCTGCCGTGGTAAAATCCAATCTTCGGGTACTACATCAAGTTTTATGATTAACAAGGAAATTGCAAATCTCAAGAGCGCGTACTATTATGAGCGTTCCGACGGCTCAGTGTATTTAGTCGGCGGCGCCTATATCGAGATTGGAGAAGAAAGACGACTGATAGAAACCTACGATTATAAAACTGGTAACGTAAGATTAAAGTCTGGTTTTACAACAGCCCCCGCAAGAGGAACTGAATTTAGGATATTTACTAATTACTTTATAGATAAACCGCATTATGTAAAATGCAGAAATGACCCTGATTGTATTGTGACGGCTGAAGTAAATGAAAACAATTCTACTAAACCAATACATTGTGAAACAACGTACACTCACCCTAATCATGTCGGCTTGAAATATTATAAATATTATTTGTATCAGATAATTAATTCAAATGCAGTCTATGACGGAACTATTCAGGACAGTACAAATGACACAACTCAGGTCAATCTTGGTAAAAGCATAGGTGAAAATATAGTAAATAAGTGTATTACTATAGAGGTAGAGCCTAGTGGAACAGAGGGTCATGTTACCGAGGGTATTAATGGTTTTATTTCTAACTACAATACTGCTACTGGAATGGCTATAATTTATTGCCCTGCAAATACTCAGTTTGTGAAAGGTGCAAAATTTACTGTTTATAGCGAAACGCAGAAATTAATTGACGAGAGTCCTGCAATTTATAATTTCAGACTCAACTATGATTTCTATGCTATGCAAGCAGGAAATTCATATTGTGTTGTTAGTGAGATTATGACACTTGACGATAAAATGTATCATTTTAGCAAAAGAGTATCGTTTCAAGGCAACGAGTTAGGTGATTTAGTAAACAACTTTAATTGTCTAATAATTAATAATCGTATAGCAATGCTGTCGTGGAATACAACTCTTAGTGGTACTGCAAAGATTTTTAGACGTAATGTAAATGAAGAAGATTACGTTTTTCTTGGTACTACTAATACAAAGAGCTTTTTTGACACAACGGTTGGTAATAAGCAGACTTATGAATATTATATTTGCTACGGAGATTACAAACCATATAAATCAGAGCAAGTATCGGTAGATAAGGACGGTTGGTTTATATACTCTTTAACCGATTTGGGTACAAAATATAACAAAAAGTATTATGCTATTTCTGAGTGTTGGGAGTTTATAACAGGTATGACCGATAATGATATTACATCAAATATTGGTCTTGCAGTACACACAGGAACAGGTATTAAGCCAAAAACAACTAGAACAGTAACAGATTATGAGAGTGGTTCTTTCTCTGCTGATCTTTTAACAATTAATTGCCCTGATGGTCGAATAGTCGATAATATTGACAGAGTAAAAGCATGGACTAAATTTATTAAAGGCAAGAATGATTTTATGTTAAAATCTCATAAGGGCGATGTTTGGATTATAAATATCTCAGATAACCCTACTAGAATTTATGATAGCACAAGTGTATTAGGGCTGACTAATATTAAGTATGATTGGATTGAAGTTGAAGATATAAATGATGTAATAATTATTAGATAGGAGGTAGGAAAGTATTATGGATTATTATAATAAAATAGACAATGCTTATCTTGCCGAGTTACATAAACCAATGCGAAAAATGTATGTCAAAATGGAAATTTTATCACACTATGAAGGTGCTATTGGCGAAATAACAAGTGACTTATCTTCTACAGATGGTTCAATAACAATTAATAAAGAGCAAGGCTGCCGTAGGTCTTGCTCTTTATCTATTATTGATAGAAGCGGTAAATACTTAACTCAAAAGGATAGTCCGTTTTGGTACAATCGAAAATTCAAGATCTTCATCGGCTTGCAAGTTGATGAGAATATTTATTGGTTTCCGCAAGGTGTTTTTGTTACAAAGTCGGCAAACTCTAATGGGAGACGATTGAATGTTGAGGGTGTTGACAAATATGGTTTTCTTGATGGAACATTAAATGCTAGAATGTGCCTTGTTGAGTATCAAGCTAGTGTTACAAATTCTAAAAAAGGAACAAATATTGCGACTTTAATTAAGGACACGCTTATGCTTGATTTGGGTAATAATATACCTCTTGACCCTGTTGAGCCGATTATCGACCCTATATTCTATAATGTAACTCTGTATGACGATATTGTAGTTGATGAGGGCGGTTATCTTGGTGAGATTTTTGACAAGATTGCCGAAATGTATGGTGCTAACATCTATTACGATGTCAATGGCAGATTGAGAATGGAAAGAGTTTTTAACTATAATTTACCTTCTTGGTATCGCCATTTGTCACCACAATTTGAACTGAGTGAAACCGAAATTACAGAAACGGATATTAATTATACTTATAATTATGACGGTGTAAACATTATTACAGTTACAACAGACAATACAAGTGGTGAAATTTATTCGTACACAGCTAAAAATGAAAATCCACAATCACCTGTAAATATAAATGCTGTTGGTTACAAAGGTTTGGACGGTGGCACTTATTATATACCACTAGGAGATACGAATGAAGAAAGCGGAGAGGAAAAGTGTAGGCAACAAGCCGAATATATGTTATTACAACATACTTGTATAAGTACAGGTATAAGTTATAATCTGCCGATCACTCCACATTTGAATGTTGATAATACCGTTAGGGTTAGTAATGATTATTATAATTTTGACAAACAGTTATTTATCGTAAACTCTATTACAATGCCTTTATCGGCTACAGAAATGAGTATTTAAGCCACTAATCTACAATGGCTGCCATTTGATACAGATTGTATTTCGATTTGCTGTGAAACTTTAAGTGATACAGTGACAATATCTTATAACACGAATGGTGGCAAGGACAAAGATGGAAACACTATCACTTATAAAAGTATTAACCAAACCCCTAATAAACAAATCGTTTTACAAGGTGGGGATATGTATAACGAGAATAAATTGTTTGCATGGACGGATAGTCAAGGCAATAAATACAATTATGGTGACGTATACACTGTACCAAATAACAACACAACATTGATAGCTCAATGGATAACAGGAAATGAAGTTACAGTTACCAATACATTGTCGGCAGATAGTACGGTAGAATTTCAATCTATGTCACCGTCACGTTGCTTGATACGTTATGATGACAACGAAGTAGCCAGACGTAACACAAACACAATTTCAACATTTAAAAAGAATTATTTTTTGGGTACACACGATACAACTATTATGTCTGAGAGTGATGATTTAACTAACTTTGACAATGCTTTTGATAAAAGAACAACTACAAAGATAGATTGTTCCAAAGTAAAAGCTACCTACCTCACTTCACCTATGGGAAACGGATTTGAGAATATGACAGACTTTGTTTTTCCTGCTAATCTTACAAATATTTCGACTAGCAAGGGTGTATTGTCAGGTTGTAAAAAGCTTACCAAGATTACATTTCCTGTAGCATACTGTGATATTTCACACTCTGAATCGTTTCTTACTAATAGCACATTTGTTAATGGTTTGGAACTACCTTACACCTTGAATTTCACACCAATGGTTTCAGTTGATAAGCAAACAGGTGTCGAAGAAATAAAACAAAACGAGATACTAAAAGGAAGTCATGTTGTTGGAAACTTAAACATCAAAGCGGCAACTACAAATAAATGTGTAGTGTATGTAAATAAAGAAACAACAAGTTTAGTTATTTATCCCGCAACAGTGCAGGGAAGATTTTATCTTATGGGCAAAGGTATTGATGGAGATTTATCTGGACTTCAAAGCATACAAATTGGGCGATCTACTAACATTAACGATACCGATGGTTTTGCAAGTAATGCATCGGCAAACATAAATCTGAGTTTGGACTTTCAATCGGGTAATTGTACTACCAAAATACCTAAAAACGCTTTTAATGGCTATAGTGGTAATACGATTAATGTTGTAATTTATGGTAATGTGACCAACAGCAATGGTATTACGCTTGAAAGCGGATCGTTTTGCAATATGCCCAATATGACAAAATTGCCAATGACAAATAATACAAGCTTAAAAGTTATACCTGAGAACTGTATGAATAATTTAGCATCATTAACTTCAGCGACTACAGGCTATGTGGTTGACGTTGAGGGTTGTAACGATATGACCAATCTGATAACTTTAAGAATTGAAAGTTCTTGTGAGAAGGTAAATGGGTTTAATAACTGCCCTAAATTGAAAAGTTTGTCATTCATGAGTGACGGAAAAGTAAAAGAGATTGGTGGGTTAAACAATAACGCTATTACAACATTTTATATTCCAAATACGGCTTTGTCTGTATCGGGCGTGAATAATTGCTCTGCATTAACAACGGTTGCTATTGGAGCTTCTTTGACTAGCTTTACAGGGTTTAATAATTGTCCTAAATTAAACAAGTTTACTGTGGATAGTTCTAATACTACTTTCAGAGTCGTTGATAATAACCTCTACCAAGGGAATAAACTTTGCCGTGTTCCAATGAGTAAGTCAGATATTGTGGTAACAAATGGTACAACGGAAATCATGAGCAATGCCATTCAGGTTGCTTTTGCAAACAGCATTTCTATTCCAAATGGTTGTATTTTATCTAACGACTCAATCAAGTGCCAAAGCGTAGGTCAAATTATTCTCCATACTTCTTTTAACACAGAAACTGGGAAATATAATAATTTAACTATGACCGATTTTAGTACCCTTGATAATGTACAAGTCGGAACTATTTTCACGTATGGAAATGGTATAACAGATACTACAAACGCAAATTATTTGCCTATTGTAAAATACTGTATAGAACATAACATCAATTATGTTGATATGAATGAAACAAACACTAACGCTCGTGGAACTATTGGAATAAGCGGTAACGCAGAATTGGACGGTGATAATTAATGATAAATACTTATACTTGTACTCCAAATCAAACTTCTTCTGAAACTGTGTTTGCAGATTTAAAAACATTTTTTGAAGATAAGTGGGCTTGGAGTAAAATTGAAACAAATTATCCTGACAGTGAGTCCACCGATTATAACACTTTAACATTTTGGATTGATAATACAACGTACTTTAGAATAATGTTTGACCCTGCAAAGTCACGTTATTGGGCTGGGTGTGGTGAATATGACTCTTCCCAAACGTCACCATATGCTGATTATGTCAGCTTTACCTATAGCAAATTTGATAGTGTTATGTTATATACTACAAGCCAAGGAATGTTAATTTTGTTCAAAAGTGGAGCAACAAATAATTGTTAAGAATATAGGCAGATGTAAACAAATATTGTCAAGCATACTTAACAACCGCAATACTCCGCATATAGTGTGAACTGTATGTAGTGATAAGGAGCGGATAATCTTTATCCCACACCACATCAACTGCGAGCAATCCCTAAAGCTATACTAACCACAACGTAATGATGAAATAAGCATAAGCGTGACGGTAACGAAAGTAGAAAAAATAGTATAGATAGTGCAAGGTTAAATCCTAAACACTGAATAACAATGGGTCTTTCGCAACATATATCTGAATAGGATACTGCTCAACGACTATCTCCCGTAAGGAGAGTAGGGTTAAGTAACCCGAAACGAGTGGCTCTCACAAAAAAATGTGAGATGATGAAATAGTCTGTGCTTGTATGAAAATATAAGAAGTTCATAAGAGAACTGACAGAGATTAACGACCTCTGTTGAACACGCCAAAAATGTATTCTTATAATGTATACATTTTTGTTTATTCAAAAAAACCACAATATTACTTGTGGTTCTTAGCAACAAAATCTTTTAAAACTGTAATTACCAAATTATTAAAGCTGCGGTTTTGTTCCGTAGCAATAAGTTCTAATTTAGCTTTTAAATCTTTTGGAATGGTAATGTTGGTTCTTGTATTAGTATTAGCAATTTTACCAGAAGGCATAAAATCCTCTCCTTTGAATTTTATTATACCATATAAATAAATTGTTGTCAAGTTGGTATCAATAGTTTACAAATTATCTATATTTTAACATTGACAAGTTGGTATCAACTTGGTATAATAGTAATATAGAAAGTGAGGTGAAAAATAATGATAAAAGGTTTTAAAGTTAGATTATTTCCTAATGAAGTTCAGACACGGTTATTATGGAAACATGTTAATGTAAGCAGATTTGTTTGGAATTATGCTTTGGCAGAACAACTTAATCGTTATAAGAATGGCGAAAAGTATCTAAACAAATATGGCATGAGAAGCATTTTTATAGAATTAAAGCAATCGAAAGAATATGCTTGGCTCAAGGAAGTATCGGCTCATACAATCGGTAATATTTGTATTGATTTGGATAAAGCATATACAAGTTTCTTCACGAAAATTGGTGGTAAACCAAAATTCAAGAAAAAGAATAAATGTAAAAATGCTTTTCCTGTGAGATGTGAAACTGTGTATTTTATAAATAATTGTGTTAATATTGAAAAAGTCGGAAAAATCAAATATCAAAGTGATAAAGAATTGCCACAAGGTAGGAATACTTGTAAATTCACTAACCCACGAATAGTCTTTGAAAATAATAAGTGGATATTATCATTTGGTATGGAGTGTGAAAACCAAGCACAAAAATTAAACGATTTTTCAGTGGGAATTGATTTAGGAGTTAAAGAACTTGCTGTTGTTGCGTATGGCGGAAATCATAAAGTTTACAAAAATATCAATAAATCCAAACGTATGAAGACCTTGAAACATAAATTGTCACATCTACAACGTAAAGTTAGCAGAAAGTATGAAACAAACAATAAACATAAGGTTTATGATACAAAATGGTATAAGTCAAATGGTATTTTGAAAACCGAAGAACAAATACGCAAAATTTATAATAAATTGTCTAATATCAGAAAGAATTATATACATCAAACTACTCATGAGATTATTTCGTTTCTTCCTAAAAAAGTCGTAATGGAAAATTTGAATGTGTCTGGAATGATGAAAAATAAATATTTATCAAAGGCAATAGCTGAACAAATGTTTTACGAATTTATCAGACAGATGAAATATAAGTGTGAGTATAATGGTATAGAATTTGTACAAGTAGACAGGTTTTATCCGTCAAGTAAAACGTGTCACAAGTGTGGTTGTATTAAACATGACCTTAAACTTTCTGATAGAACTTATATTTGTCCTGAATGTGGCGAGATAATTGATAGAGATTTAAACGCAGCAATTAATTTGGCTAATTATTCTAAAGCCTGAAATATTGAGAGACTTTAGTCTTAGGGATTTTGATGCATCCTTAAATGCTGTGGAGAGTTATACAAACGAAAGTAGCTAAGGCAAAATCGGACTTTATGAAGCAGCGAATAAACAGAAATGTATACATTTGGGTACGTTTTTGGCATCAGACAATGACTATGTATTAGGTGGGGCTATTGCAAAGATGAGAAAGCTGTCCGATGATACAGAGATAACAGGTTTCTTTACCCCTACTTCAAATTCAGGACATCAAGGAAGTAAAATGGCAAGTTTGTATAATATGTTTAGTCAAAGTTTGCACAATGGCGGTACGAACCTTGTACCACAAGTTGATTTTAATATACCATTGAATAGCACAGTTGAGGGACAATACGCCGCTAAAACTGACGGAATATTCTATGTTTATATGGGACAAGACAGTGTGTTTCCTGCTGACGGAACTGTTGTAAAATTCACAATGAATGGTGTTAATTATGTGGGTAACTGCAAAATGGTTTTAGCTGATTATTCGTAAAGGCGGTGTGTAGAATGTCTAAAATGAATAAGCTAATTAAGGAAAGCCAAGACAACAAAAAAACACTTGGTTACACCTATGGAACGGTTAAAAGCTACGACTCTACAAACTGTACAGCAATTGTTTCGCTATTAGAGTATAATGGTGCTGAAAAATCTTTTCTGAATAAATCAGGTGAGATTTTAAGCATGGGAGACAGTGTGTGGATCTATTTCCGTGGTGGCGGTATAAACGCTGGTTACATTGCTATTAGGAATGGCAAACCTATACCTCTAGGAAGTCAAAATTCTAGCGTAGGACGATTTGTTGAATACGTTGATAGTGGTGGTAGTAGACACATCTCAGAAAAGTTTAATTATTATGGCAATTCTTATTGGTATACTATAACCCCTGATGGAACAAAACATATTACTATTGATCTCGAAAATATTGCTCATGGTGATTATAACCATGTTGAAGGTCAAGCAAACCACTGCTACGAATATAGTTATGACAGCAATAATTATATTGATTTTTCAGAAATGAAAACTAAAAATATACCCTATCTTCGTGAAAATAGCAGTTTAAATTCCTTAACAGGTTTTAGTAATACTAGCGTTGGTGGTTTTTCTAATCACGTCAGCGGTAGGTGGAATACAACTGAATATAGTGTGGCGGTTGAGTGTAGCGGTGTAAACAATACTGTTTTCAATTCTCGTGATACATATGTTAATGGTATATATAATATGCTAGATGGTGTAGTTGGTAGTATTGTAGTTGGTCTATACAATATTGTCAAGGGTGACAAAACTAAAGACCAAATGGCAAAATATAACGCCGTGTTTGGAGAACAAAATGATGTTCTTAATTATGATAGATGTCTTGTTGCAGGTACATGGAATCATGCCACGGCAGATAACCAAACCGTTATAGGTATCAATGCAAAATCAACTTATAAAAGCTCGGAAAATGCAAGTATACTATTTAATATAGGAAATGGTCATAATATAGAAGATGGAACTCTAACTCAAAACTCTGCAATGCAAGTAGACTTTTTGGGCAATGTTTATGCTGGCGGTGCGTACAAAACTATTGGTGCTGACTATGCCGAATATTTTGAATGGCTTGACGGAAATGTTGACAATCAAGATAGGATCGGATTATTCGTTACGCTTGACGGTGATAAAATCAAGCTTGCAAATAAAGACGATTATATACTCGGCGTCATATCAGCTAATCCGTCTATTGTTGGTAACTCTGCTGAATTAGATTGGCATGATAAGTATAAAACAGATGTTTATGGACGGTTGATTTATGATGAGTCACACAATCCTATAGTCAGTAAAAACTATAACGATACGCTTGAATATGTTCCTCGTGGGGCTAGAAAAGAGTATAGCAAAGTTGGCTTGTTAGGACAGTTAGTAGTTCAAGATGACGGAACGTGCGAGGTCAACGGATATTGTACGGCTAGTGTGAATGGCGTGGCAACCAAGTCAGATAGTGGTTATAGGGTTATCAAACGTATTGATGAAACACATATAAAAATAATACTTAAATAGAAAGAGGGCTAACAACCCTCTTTTATTATTGGAGGAAAAGTTATGAAAGAGATTATTACTCAGATGATTACAGAGTATTTGCCTGTAATTTTAACAGCGGTTATGACGGCTATTGTAGGCTTTGTAAAATCGAAGTATACAAAAATCGCAAATGACAGCATTAAGAAAGATGTAGCAAGTACAACGGTTAAATATATAGAACAGATTTATAAAGACGTTCACGGTACAGAAAAGCTTGAAAAAGCTAAAGAAACCATGCTTGCCCTGCTTGAAGAAAAGGGTATTAAGATTTCCGATGTAGAGCTTGTTATTTTGCTTGAAAGTGCCGTTAAAGATATGAATTATAAATCACTTACAGATTTTATTGACGAGGTTAAGAATGGCGGTGAGTAATTATGAACACAGTTAAGGAAATTGCTACCTACTGTGGAAGTATTACAACCATTTTGGCACTGATAACAATTATTGTTAAGCCAATAAGGAATAGATTTGTAGGGTGGATTTCAAAAACCAGTGACAAAGATAATCTAAATAAAAAAATAGATAAACTAACAGTATTAGTGGAAAGACAGGTAGAACAGAACCAAAGCATGGAAACTCAGTTGCGAAAACAAAGTTTGGCTTTGCAGGCTACGCTGAGAAATTCTATTTTGGCGATTTATAATTCAAGAATGAAAGAAAATAGTATTTCACTGTACGAAAAAGAAAATCTCGCAAGACTATACGAAAGCTATTCATCTATTGGGGGCAATAGTTTTGTACATAACTGTGTAGACGAATTAAATAAACTGCCTGTAAAAGAAGATTAATTGGAAAGGAAGTAATTTTTATGGCAACAACAATAAAAGGTATAGATGTTTCTCATTGGCAGGGTACTAATGTAGATTTTAACAAAGTAAAAAAGGCAGGATATGACTTTGTTATGATAAACGCAGGCTACGGCAAATGTATCGGTCAGAAAGACGAATGTTTTGAAACCAATTACAAAAAGGCAAAATCAGCAGGACTTAAAGTTGGTGCTTATTGGTATTCATATGCTCTAACATCAGCAGATGCCGAATTAGAAGCCAAGGTGTTTCTTGAAGCAATCAAGGGTAAAACTTTTGAAATGCCTATTGCTTTTGATATAGAAGATAGTACACAGTGCGATTTATCGGCTTCTACTATAGGTAGTATAATTAATGCTTTTTGCGGTTATTGTGAAAAGAAAAATTATTATGTAATGCTTTATAGCTATGCTGCTTTTCTTAACAGTAAAGTTCCTAGTGATTGTAAAAACAAATATTGTGTATGGCTTGCTGAATTTGACAAGTCAAAGCCTTCATACGGTGGTAGCTATGGTATGTGGCAGTACACAAGTAAAGGCTCGGTTTCAGGTGTAAATGGAAACTGTGATTGCAATTATGCCTATAAAGATTTTACCGCAATTATAAAGAAAAAGGGTCTTAATGGTTTTAAAAAGCAAAAAAACAATGAACTTTCGATACTCGAAAAGTCTGGTTATAAAAAGGGTGATAAGACCAGTGGTGTTCTTGCTCTAAAAGAAATGCTCATCATAGCCAAGGCAAGAAAACTTCACAACGTCACACTTGACGAAAATAGTATATTTGGCGAGGGTACTGAAAAGGCTGTTAATGCTCTGCTGAAAAAGTGGGGTTATAAGCAGAATAGTGTTGCAGGTGAGAAGTTTATCAAGAAGCTTGCAAGTGCTATTAAGTAATACTAATTATTTTTGTTTTTAAAGGGCGAGGTAACACAGCTTCGCCCTTGTTATATTTTATTTATACGAAAGGAAGATGAACTATGGCGTATTGTGCTACAAACGGAAACCTGTACGAAAATGGAAAAGCTTTTGAGCTGAAAGTTGGCATTGGTGCTGATTTCAAAGTACAGGCTTCGGGAACTGGCAGTTTTCAGGTTGTAGGAAAACTGACTCAGAATGGTGCAGAGGAAGTGCTTATGATGGTTGATCTGAGCGACTTCTCAACAGTTGATACGATTACAACAGAAAATGTTTATGCAGGAGATGTTAGTGGTTACTATAGTGTAACTGTTAAAAATGTCAAGGGTGTAAATAAAATTTGGGGAACTATAACATATTAAGGAGGTGGATTTATGGCTACAGATATTATTGCTAGAGGTATGGCGGCTAATGCTAAAAAATCTGTTACCGAATTAGGCAATAAGGTTGAAAGCGAAAAGTGGATTGGTACAAAAGCTGAGTGGGAAGCCGTTGATAAATCCACTATAAAAGACGGAACAATCGTATATATTACTGATGATAAAACGGTGATTTTATACGATAAGGCGGAAATGGAAAAGATAGCCACACAGGTTGCCACAGACCGCAAAGCTGCTGAAACCGCTGCACAGACAGCACAGGCGGTGGCTGACAGCCTGCCTGAGGACTATACTACAGCTGTCGGAAAGATAGCCGAAAACACGGCTGAGATAGGACGTGTAAAGATGTCCGATAAGGAGTTGAAAAGGCGTGTGGACGCACTGTATTCCATTGGTCAGGGTATCACACACCAGTTTGAAACAGACACAGATACGGCATACGTTAAGACGGTGCCTACAGGGGCAAAGTTGATGAGCGTGAAGTCTGTGGGTGGTAGGTCTATCGTGTGGAATCAGTTATGCAATACTGTTTTAGATAATTTTTCTGACACCGTCAGTGCTGTATATCACGAATACGGCATTTGTAAATTTACAGCAAACGTTGGCGATAAAATATGCATTTATTCTGGGGGTATTAATGGCACATACGCAGCTAATGGCGCATATGTAGCAGGATTCATAGGTTCGGCGTATATTGAATTTTTTGGGAAACAAATCGTGCAATGTACGGAAAATGGGAACTGCATAATATATTTGCGATTGAGGGGAGATGGAAACACATATAGCAATGTTTCTGTTCGTCCTGAATTTTTCAATTTAACAAAAATGTTCGGCGCAGGAAACGAACCCACAACTGTTGAGGAATTTGAAGCCATGTTCCCAGAGGACTACTACCCATATAATGCTGGGGAAATAGTCAGCGCTGGGGTGACAGAGGTCGAATATGGGCTGTTTGGCAGAAATTTGTATAATCATTCCGAGCTTAAAAAAAATGGCTATGTGAAATTTCACGTAGTCGGGGGACGTCAGTTATATAGAAGCAACACATTAGGGCGGACGGTAGAATGGACATTGTTTAGCAAAACTGGCACAAAAATTGGAACCTTTGAAGATTTGAATTTTAAATCAGGAACAGCGTTTAATTTGCCAGATAATGCAGATTATATCATTTCCATAGACACATATAGTGCCAATGCTAAAACATATATTGGGTACAATCCTGACACAACATATGTTCCGTACGATGACGGATTGATTGCCTACCCAATCCCCGAAGCTATCCGCAATCTGCCTGGATACGGCATTGAGGGGAATGTGACAGACTATGAAACTAAGACCTACACGCAGAACAACATTATTGACGGAACAGAGGTCAAGGCATTAGATACACCAATCGTCACCGATATTTCAGCCCTAATACCTGATGATTTTCTGCGAAACGTAGAAGTTGAAGCAGGCGGTTCAGTGATTTTCAAAAACAGCAACGACAGCTATCTGATACCAGTGCCGTCAGAAGAAGAGTATATCGTGAAACTAAGTGAAGTAGGAGGTACAACATGACAAATTTACAGAAAAAAATGGCTGACAAGTTAGGGTTATCCACCGAAGACTTTCAGCCGAAAAAAGCCACAAAGGTGGACGAGTTAGAAGCACAGGTGCTATACACCGCACTAATGACCGACACGCTGATCGAGGAGAGTGACGACAATGTATAAAAAGGTCAAACGTTTGTACGATTTAGGGCTGTACACGGCTGAGCAGGTCAAAGACTTTGCTGACAGAGGGAAAATTACGGCTGAACAGTATGAGGAAATCACTGGGGAAAAGTATGAAAGCGAGGACAACGAGGGTGGTGGAAAGACTAAATGAGCGTAAGCATATATAACAAAACTGATAACAAGCTTAGTTCACTAGCAAACCAAACGGAGCTTATGAACAATGACGGTACGGCAGATATTACAAGCCAAATAGAAAATTTGACTACCTCGGTTAAAAGAAACACAGATGAAATATCTATTCTGAGTGGAAGTTGTGTTCGCATGGAGAAATTAAATCGTAATGCTCATACCGTAGGTGGAACATGGAATGGTAATGATCCAGATAATATAAATGGGCTTCTCGGTCAAATAAATCGTGGCAATATTTCCGAATTAGGTCTTGGTACAGAACTGAAAATTATAATGTACCCTAGAAACTGAACACAAAATTGCCAAAACATCGTGACAGTGGTATAATAAAAGAAAGAAACAGGAGGACACGATAATGGCGAAGAGGA